GATATTATGCGAAAATAAACCAGGTTATGCCAGAAAGCAAAAATTTACAAAGGCTCACAAAGCCCGAAATACCAAGAAAAACTAAGAAATGCGAGGTTATGCAATAATGATAAAAGTACTTTTCATCTGCCACGGCAATATATGCACTATCGAGTACAAATAACAGAGTATATAGTTGAGCTGAAAGTGGCTTAATTACAATAAATTATATAGGGGCTATCTAAAAAAATATACCTCCTGTGATTACGTTAATTATAAAATCACAGGAGGTATATTTTTATGGTTAAAATTGAGAAAATAGGCAAGGGAGCTTACTTTGATCCAGCCTATAAAGTATCTTTTAAGTATGATGTATCTATTCTGGCTAAGGTAAAGAGCTTAGCAGAGAGGAGATACTTACCAGAGGAAAAGGCGTGGGAGATCCCAGCACATGAGGTACCAGCTCTTATAGAGAAAGTAGGGCTTAATAATATCAAAAGTGAGGAGGCTGTAGTACAAGCCCTCAATACTAAGGAGATTGAGGATAAAAGGGAGGCTACACAGAAAAGATTAAAGGGTATCAAGCCTGTAAGGGATTTTGATTTTAAAACGCCTCCCCTCCCTCATCAGATTGAGGCTTTTAACTATGGCATGGAGAAAAACTCTTTACTTATTGGAGATGAGCAGGGCTTAGGCAAGACAAAGGAAAGTATTGATATTTGTGTAGCCAGAAAGAAAGAGCTCATTAAAACCCTTATTGTATGCGGAGTGAACTCTGTAAAATATAACTGGCAAGGGGAGATAAGTAAGCACTCCTCAGAAAAGAGTACTATCATAGACGATAAAACTATGGATCTGAGAGTTAAGCATCTTAATGAGTGGTATAAGAGTAATGAGTATTTTGGTATTATCAATATTGAGAGCCTCAGAAACGAAAAAATACAGGATGCTCTCTATCTGGGGATTAAGGATGGATATATAGGAGCTATTATTGTGGATGAGATCCATAAGGCTAAAAACGGTAGCTCTCAACAGGGAAAAGCCCTTAGATTTTTGAGAGCTCCAGTTAGAATAGGGCTATCTGGTACTCCTATGAATAAGGCGGAGGATCTATGGAATATCCTTACATGGTTAGGCATAGAAAAGAGATCCTACTACAGTTTCAGAAATACTTATTGTGTTATGGGAGGCTTTGGAGGCTATAATGTGATTGGAAATAAAAACTTAGATAGCCTCAATGCTGAGTTGAATACTGTAATGTTAAGAAGAAAAAAAGAGGAGGTACTAGATCTCCCTCCTAAGCTGTATAGTACTGAGTATGTAGAGCTTACTACAGCTCAGAAAAAACAGTACAGGGATATTAAAAATGGCATTATAGCGGATATGGAAAATATCTTAGCCTCTGTTAATCCGCTTAATTGTACTCTCCGCCTCAGACAGCTTACCAGCGGTAATCCTAACTTAACAGATGATAACCCTAAGCTAGATCGTATTAAGGAGATGCTAGAGGAGGAGATTATCCCTAACGGTCACAAGGCTATTATATTCTCTCAATGGAGCACGATAGCTAAGGATCTGGGTACAGAGCTTAGAGAGTATGATCCGATTGTGATTACAGGAGAGGTAGATCCAGCACAGAGGCAGAAATTAGTAGACAATTTCCAGACTAACCAGCACTGTAAGGTAGCTATAGGAACTATAGGAGCTATGGGTACTGGATTAACATTAAATAAAGCCTCCTATGTATTCTTTATGGATAAAGCATGGAATAGCGGAGATAATGCACAGGCTGAGGATAGAGCCCACAGAATAGGTACAGTAGGGGCGGTAAATGTTATCTCTATGGTAGCTAAAGGTACGATAGATGAGGCGGTAGAGGATTACTTGTTAGAAAATAAGGATCTTATTGATCGAGTAGTAGACGGTAAGGGATCTAAACAAGATATTAAAACGATTCTCAATAAATTACTTAGCATTTAATATACAGGTGTGGTATAATAAATCATAATGGAGGTACAGTATGAGAGTAATTACAATAGATGCAGATACAGGAAAAAGAGTGTATACAAGAAAAGAGGTAGCGGATCTGGTAGGAGCCTCTACACAATCTATCCGCCTCTGGGAAGATGCTGGATCTATTCCAGCTAGTATAAGAGATGCTGGAGGCTATAGATACTGGTATGAGGAAGATTTGGAGGCTATAAAAGCTTATGCCTCATTACCGAGAAAAGCAAAATTTAAAAAGTAGCCCTAAGTGTGAGGAGAGTGTAACAGCTCTCCTCTTTTTTTTTGTCCTTAATTTTGAGGGCTATCTAAAAAATTACCGTTTGTGTGATTAGGTTGAGTATCACAAGAAAAGGAGGTAAGCAGGATGCTTAAAATCAATTTTGTAAATGCTGAGGTATCGGATCACGGATACGGTTTAGAGGTAAATGGTAAATCCTTAGAGGATATTATCTCTATCGCTTTAGGAACTAAGGTTAAGGGTAGTTGCGGTTATGGATCTGGATTACCTAGCTTTAGCTCTAATAGCTGTGATGTTATGGTTATTATCAATCCACATGAGAGTGTATGTGAGATTGAAACAGATGATGAAGCATGGTATAGCGTAGCAGAAATGGAGGCAGAAAAGAGTGAGCAGTATCAAAAGGAAAATGCAAAGGCAGATCCAGAAGAATAATGGTACCCTCATCCACAAAAAGGTAGTAGCTAGAAAGATGGGCTGTAAATCCGTGGAGGAGTATAACCGTAGAATGGCACGCAGAGAAAAGAATTTAAAAGAGATGGAGGATAACAAAGATGGCAAATGATTTTACAGCAAGGGTAGCAGGTATCAGCGTAGAGCTGGGTATGAGTGTACAGAATAAGAGTGGTATCTGGTGTAAGCCCACAGTTAGAATGGAGCTTATGATTGATGGGGGTACGAACCCTCAGCAGAGAGAGGCTATTATTAAACAGGCTTTTGATGAGGTCTGTGATAACATTGAAAAAACCATCTCAGAGATGGAGTAATACTTACAGGGGGGGGGAGAGTATCTCTCCTCTCTCCTTAACTGGAGGTAATTATGGCAAAACAGATAAAAGTAAGAGAGGATAATTACTTTACTGTACAAGGTTGGATGGTATCAGAGCTAAAACTAAAGGGTAATGCCCTTATGCTCTATGCGATCATCTACGGATTTTCTCAGACTACTAACACAGCTTTTACAGGGAGTGTAGATTACCTCTGTGAGTGGCTGGGCGGTGTATCAAGACCTACAGTAATTAACACTTTAGAGAACTTAGTTAAGCAAGGGCTCCTCACTAAGAGTAGTACCACTAAAGGGGCTCTCATTTACAACAGCTATGTAGCACTAAGACCGAGTAAAAAAATTTTATCCGATGAAGATCCAACGAGTAAAAAAACTTTACTCGATACGAGTAAAAAAATTTTACTCAATAAAGATAGTAAAGATAATATAGAAAAATCCATCTCTAAAGAGATGGAGGGCAAAGCCCCTAAAAAGAGATCTTATAGTACTATCTTAGAGGATCCTGTTAATAAGTTTGTGAAAGAGGCTCTTAGTAAATTTATCCAGTATTGTAGAGGTAAAAACTATACTCCTAAAGTAACTACGGTAGAAAAGTTTGCTAGTACTCTTAGAGATAATGCTGGAGAGGATCCTGTAGTAGCTCTGGCTATTGTGGATCAGAGTATAGATAAGGGCTGGAAAGATCTTTATCCACTTAAGAACTATGGTAGACAGGGAAAGCCTACAGCGGTTAGTAAAAAATTTAGCGGTAATACCCTTAAAGATGCTGAGGGTAAAGATATTGTATTTAAGTAATCTGGAGGAGAGCTTTTACACTCTCCTCTAAATTTTTATCTCTTTTGTGATTAGGATTACTCAAAAGGAGGTAAAAGCGGATGAAATGCTATGCAAGTGATTATTGCCAGAAAGATAAAAGCTCCTGTAGTGATGTATGCGGAGGCTACAGAGTGCTCAGAGCTTTATACAATTTAAGCAGGATCCCAGAGAGGTACCGTTATACTATCGCTCTTAAGCCAGAGAACGGAGAGGATCTGGAGGCGTTTACATTACTGGATAATTATAAAAATGATGTGCTCAATATGGTAGATGAGGGTAGAGGCTTATATATCTGGGGAAAGAGTACAGGGAATGGTAAAACCTCATGGGCTTGTAAGATTATGAGCTACTTTTTCAGAAAGATAGCTTTTAATACAGGGCTGGAAAATGAGGGGCTATATATTTTTCTCCCCACTTTCTTAGAAGATCTTAGAGATAACTATGATAACAAAGATCCAGAGTTTGACGAGATCCTCAGAATGATAAAAAACTGTAGGCTCCTTATCATAGACGATATAGGAGCAGAGAGGGTAACAGACTGGGTAAGGGAGAGAATGGTAAGCATTATAAATACCAGAGTATCTAATAACCTCACTACGATCTATACCAGTAACCTATCTCCAGAGGAGCTTAGGAGTGAGTTAGGGGATCGGATAGCTAGTAGAGTAATAGGATCCTCACAGGTAGTAGAAATTACAAGCGGAGATAGGAGGGGATTATAAATGGCTAATATGATTGAGCAGAGTTTACTCTGTAAGGTATTAGATGCTCCAGATCTGGAGATTCTCCACTCTAACGGAGTAATAGAGGAGATGTTTCTTACCTGTAAAGAGGAGATCCATTTTATCACAGAGCATTATAACAGCTATAAGCAGATGCCAGATAAGATAACCTTTTTAGGCAGGTTCAAAGATTTTCAAATGCTGGAGGTTACAGAGAGTACAGATTACTTAGTATACAAGCTCAAAGAGGCTTATACATATACTAAGCTGGTGCCTCTGATTGAGGATACAGCAAAGGTAGTAAAAGAGGACAGTATCAAGGCTATCCAATACCTCAAAGAGGAGATAGAAAAGTTGGAGAAAGCTGTACCAGTGAGCAGGAATAAAGATGGCTATGATATTATCTCTAACGCTGGAGATCGACTTACAGAGTATAAAAAGCGTTGTGAAGTAAAGGGGCTTATAGGTATTCCTACAGGTATCTCTAAGCTAGATGAGATTACTAATGGCTGGCTCTGGGGAGAGGATCTGGTAGTACTCACAGGGCGTACTAATGTGGGTAAAACATGGATCGGAGAGTATTTTGCTACTATGGCGTGGAATATGGGTTATAAAATCCTTATGTACTCTGGAGAGATGAGTACCGCTATGGTTGGTTTTCGTTTCGATACACTCAATAAGCACTTTAGTAACATGGGGCTCCTTAATGGATCTGGTACTCTGGGAAAGAAAATAGATATAGACGGAGCAAAGTACTTACAGGAGGATTATGAGAAGTACATAACACAGCTCAAGCAAAAGAGCGGATTTATCGTAGTTACTCCAGATGATTTTGATGGGCGTAAGCCTAATGTGGATGAGATCAAGAGCTTAGCTATTAAGCATGGGGCGGATATGATAGTAATAGATCAGCTCTCTCTTATGAGTGATAAGCGTAGGGCGGATATTCCACGTATATCTTATAACAATATCTCAGAGGATCTCTTTTTGATGAGTAAGGAGCTTAAAAAGCCTGTACTCCTTATGGCACAGGCTAACAGAGAGGCGGTAAAGAATAGGAAAAAGGGAGAGAGCCCAGAACTCCACGATCTGGCAGAGAGTGACGGTGTAGGGCAGAACGCTACAAGAGTACTATCTCTATCCGTGATAGATGGCACTCTTAAGATCAGCGTTAAGAAAAACAGATACGGTATCAATAACAAAGAGGTGCTTATGATCTGGGAAGTAAACACAGGATACCTTAAGCCCTTACTTAGCGAAAATCCAGAGGAGAGCACAGAGGATAAAAAGGATGATAAACCAGATGGAGAAAAGGATAAAGGAGGAGAGAAAGACTATGGATTTTAACAGAAGTGAGAAAGTACCTAAAGGGCGTTTATTGCCATTCTATTTAGGGGAGGATGGAAATGTATACCCTCTACGCTTTAGGAGTATGGAAGAGGTAGAGAGTGTGCAGAAAATTGTTAGTATGGGGGTATCTGGGATCATGGAGGGAAAGATTGTGATAGATACAGAAAATCCTATCAATGATCCAGAGAAAAACTCTATTAGTATTTATAAGATACCGAGTAAGAAAAAATAATAAAAATTTCTCTAAATGTTACCTCTTTTTCTGATTAGGTTAAGTAAATCGGAAAAGGAGGTACTTTTTTTATATGACGATTACAAGTAAAGAAGTAGCGGAGATGCTGGGAAAAAGGCACGATAACCTTTTAAGATCGATCCGCAAATATATTACACAGTTAGGAGAGGAGGCTCCTAAGTATTTCTCAGAGGATCCAGATAAGGGCGGTAGATTATATCACATTACTAAGGCTGGATGTGATCTTATGGCAGGGCGTATTATCGGAGCTCAGAGTGAGGTTTTTAAAACTAAGTATGCTCCAGTGTTTGGAGAGGATGCTCCTATAGAGGTGGTAGAGGAAAAGCAGGAGGAGCCACAGGAGAAAGCCTACACAGTAGAGGAAGTAGCAAAAATTTTAGGCTGTAGCGAGAGAAGTGTATACCGAAATATCCAGAGCGGTAAGCTAGAGGCGGTAGAAAAGGAAATCAAGATACCTACTCTTAAAAAGTTTGTAACAAAGGATGCTCTGGAAAAATATAAAGCAGGGAGGGCTCGTTAATGAACTATTTTGAAATGAAATGGAGGCTCTCAGCTTGTAGAGTACAGGCAGGATACACACAGGCGGAAGTAGCAAAGATTTTAGGAAACTGTGAGAAAACTATCCTCGATTGGGAAAACGGTAACACAGCTCCTAAGATGGAGAAAGCACAGGCTCTTAGTGATCTGTATGGTATCCCACTTGCTTATATGGATTTTTCAAAGGCAGGAAACGCTACACCTCTGAGAGAGCGTGAGAGTGAGCTAGAGATACCAGCTTTTTAACAAATATTACCAGTAATTACCAGTAGCTTTAGGAAAATATTGGTAGCAGAATAAAAAGAAAGAGCCAGTCTTATATAGGCTGGCTCCCAAGAGGATTACTCCTCTGTGTGTTGAAGTTTGTAGATCCTAAGAGCTACATCCCTCACTAAGAGCTTATCCTCAGTAGATAACTCAGAAAAAATGTCTGTGAGCTCTGTAAGTAGTGGATCTGGTGTAGAAGTGTTAGCGGTAAAATCGAAAAACTCACTAACAGGGGCTCCTAAGTATGTAGCTAGGTTTTGGAGCCTATCCATATCTGGTAAGTGTTTACCGTTACTCCAAGAGGAGAAAGTAGTAGGCGGTATTCCAATACCATCCGCTACCTCTTTCTTACTCTTGCCAGATAGAGCTAAGTAGTAACTCAGAGCTTTTACAAAGTTATCCGTGAGAGAGGAATTGTTAGCCATTGTATCACCTCCTCTCTTTGAGGGATAATTAAATTATACAGTATAACAGTAGAAAAGTAAAGGTAAACTTAAAAAAACTACTGATAAACAGAATTTTTTATTGACAAGTGGTAAATACTTCATTATACTACCAAACAGTAGGAGAAAGCTACTAAAGCGTATCTCTCTATATTTTTTACCTATTCGCTACTGTTGAACAGTAGTTTAGGAATATATTTTAATTTTTAAAGGAGGTACAAGCTAATGAATTTAGCAGAGTTAAAGGAGGCTTATAAAGCCAGAAAGTTAGCCTTTGAACAGGCGAAGAAAGAGGAGGAGAAATACAAGAAACTCCTTAAGGATGCGATGGCGGAGGCTGGAGAAAGTGATTACACGGATGAGGCTGGATACCGCTTTGAGCGAATTGTACAGGAACGTAAGAGCATTGATGAAGAAAAGCTCTTAGCAGAGCTACATGAGAGAAACCTTACTAGCTGTATTGCAACTAAGGAGGTTGTAGATGAGGATGCAACCCTTAAGGCGGTAGAGGCTGGAGAGTTGCCACAGGAAGTATTAGCAGATGCCTTAAAGGTAACAGATGTGGTAATGCTTAAGCTCACAGCTCCTAAAAAGGCTAAGAAGTGATAACGATCTGGAAAACTCCAATAGTAGCCACTGTAGAGCAGGTACTTAGGGATCTTAAGCTCCAGCTTTACAGTACAGGGCTACTAAAGGAGATGAACAACACAGGATCGGATCTTATGTGTACTTGCCCTTTTCACGCAAACGGTAAAGAGCATAACCCATCTTGCGGAGTGCTCCTACAGCAAAAGGTAACAAAGGATAAGACCTATGAGGCTGGTACGGTGCATTGCTACACCTGTGGATACACAGCGGATCTACCTCAGTTTGTAGCAGATTTGTTAGGGCTGAGTAGCCCAGTAGAGGGCTTTAAGTGGTTGGTAAATCAGTACAACTACCAGACGGAAGAGAGAGAGCTCCCAGATCTGGATATGTACAGAGGATCTACAGCTAAATCCTCTGTATTGGAGGAGAGTTTAGTTAAGCGGTACACACAGAACCTCCTACAGAGTGAGGAGGCGTGTAGGTACTTACATAAAAGGCGGATAGCTAACTGGGTGCTAGAGGCTTATGAGCTGGGGTTTGATCCAGAGGATAAAACAGTTCTTTTCCCTGTAAGAGGCATGGATGGGAAAGTGATTTTTTACAAGGGCAGGAGCATAGCTGGAAAGCATTTTTATAACGCAAAAGAGGTAGATAAAACCTCTGTAGTGTTTGGGCTCTGGGAGATTCTTAACGGACATTTTAGCTGGGGTACATCAGATCAGATAGAGGAGGTTTGGATTACAGAGAGTGAGATAGATGCTCTAAGCCTTATCTCTTATGGAGTACCAGCGGTAGCCATCATGGGATCACATATCTCAGAGGATCAGTGTAAAGAGCTGGAGCGTACACCTTTTAGGCGGTTTGTACTTGCCACAGATAACGATGATGCAGGGAGAAAAGGAGCCTCCCAGATCAAGAGGTTACTGATACCTAAGGGTTTTCGGTTTATCAACCTCAAATGGCATACGAGCCTAAAGGATATTAACGATCTTGTTAAAGAGTACGGAGATGGTTGGGTAGACCATCTCACAGGATATTAAAGGAGGAAAATAGGATGAGTAAAGGATTTATTAAAGGAACAAATGAGGAACTTATTAAAGCGTACAAAGAGAGTAGAGATGAGCGTTTTCTTAAAGAGCTTATAGAGGCTAACAAGGGGCTTATTAACCTTTTAGTATCCCCTTATTTAGCATCTATCCCTAACTCAGAGTTAGAGGATCTTATAAGTGAGAGCTATATACCGATGCTCAGAGCTATAGAGGATTACGATCCAGAGCAGGGAGTAGCTTTTTCTACTCTCCTTAAGGTTTATGTACGCCAGCACCTTAACCGCTTATATAACGAGGCTACACGCCAGAAAAGATTTACAGGCACCGCTCCAGATAGCTTAGATCGTTTATCTGAGATCAATAAGGAGTGTGGCACAGAAACAGATAGCACTTTTGAGGTAGAGTGTAAGGATTTTAGCTCTGTAGAGTTTATGGATCTCTTAGATAGCTTACAGCTCAATGATAAGGAGCGAGTAGCGGTAAATATCCTCATGGCTGGAGGAGCTAAGGGAGAGATTGCTAAGGCTCTTAATATTACTAACGCTACTGTAAGCTGGCATATCAAAAATCTCAAAAAGAAATTTATTTTAGCTGGTTATCAATATGCTGTCTAAATAATCTGGGTGGATGTGATTAAGTTATTTATCACGAAAAGCAAGGAGGTAAGCGGTATGAGTAGTTTAAGAACCCTGTTAGCCATCTTAAGAGGAGAGGCTGTAGTGCTTACTAAAAAGAGTGAGCATAAGGCGGATGTGTTAGTAGGAAAAAATGTGGATAAGCGTTTTGCTATCAACAGCATGGTAGGAGCTGTAAAGGCTTTGATGCTGTAGTTATAGAAAAAAAAATAATCAAGGAAAAACAGGAGGATACAGAAATGGGATTACAGGATCTTATTAACAAGTATGACAATGGAGGATTTTCTAAAACAGGCTGGTTTCAGTTAAAGGATGATGGAGATACAGCTACAGTAAGATTACTCCACAAAGGAGAGGTAGGAGTAAAGGATGGAGAAACAGATTATGATTTTCCCATCTATGAAGTACACAAGTTAGATGTAGACGGTAGTGGTAGAGATCGTACTTGCCTCTGTAAGGGAGAGAGCTGTGAGTTTTGTAAGAGCGGTAATAAGCCTCAGCTTAGAATGTTCTTACAGATGATTAACAAGGATGAGAAAGATAAGGATAAGCAGGTACAGCTCTGGGAGAGAGGCTTAACAGACATTAAGAACCTTATCGGCTTAGCTGGAGAGTACGGAGATCTCACTAAGAGAGATATTAAGATTAAGAGATCTGGAGCAAAGGGTAGCCTTAAGACTACATACCAGTATTTCCCTAAGGATCCTAGTGAGATGGAGATCCCAGAGCCTCAGAACTTAGTAGGCTCACTTATCTTAGATCTGGATCGTGAGGATCAGATTAAGGCTATCGAGGGTAGATTACAGCTTAACAAGGGTAACAATAACGATAGCAACAATGACAGCGGAGCAGGAGCTACAAGAGTATTTTAAGTAAGTTGTAATCTCTTGGCAGACAAAACATAAAGGAGCGGATTGATAGGTATAAGTGTGAATGTGAGTGTTTACCGCCTAAATATATCCTAACATACAGAAAATGGGCTCATTGAGAGAGAACCTCTATAAAGCTGGGAAATGAGGTAAGAGTGAGGGGTAAAATTAAGAGCCCCTCACGTTTTTTTAACAGGAGGATACAGGATGGCAAGAGAGATAAAGGTAGATATGCGTAGAGAGAGCGTGGATCTGGAGGATCTTAGCAGTAGATTAGCACATAAAAAAGTATGTAATATAAATTTGAAAAGGAACCAGAATACCTTACTTAAGGGGCTGGAGGTAATAAATGAGCTTGTAAAGAGCGGTAGGCTCCATGCAGAGGGAGAGTATGAGGTTATCCGTACTCCAGAGAGGCTTAAGGAAGTAATGGAAACCTACTTAACTGGAGTAAGTGAGTATGTACTGGATGTGGAAACTACAGGGCTGGATGTGTATAACGATATTTTAGTAGGTATCTGTTTATATAATCCAGATCTCCCTAGTTTCTATGTACCGTTTAATCATACGGATCTCCAGAATAAGAGAGTTGAGGGGCAAATGACAGAGGAGGAGTGTAAGGCGGTTATGCTCCCTTATCTGGCTAACGGATCCCTTAAGTGCATCAATCATAATATTAAGTTTGATGATAAAGTAGTTACTTTCCAGTGGGGGCAGAGGATCGCTAATGTATGGTGGGATACTAATATAGCTGGATGGGTACTCAATGAGAATGAGAAACACGGATTAAAACCGATGTATAACAAGTATATCCTCAATGGGGAGGGCTCAGATGAGGATTTTGGAGATCTCTTTGAGGGTATCCCATGTAACTATATCCCTATTGATATTTTTGCTATTTATGGAGCTAACGATGGTTTTAAAACATGGGCTCTGTATCAATTCCAGAAAAAGTATCTTAGAGAGGATCATCCGAGAGCAGACTACAGAAAGCTCTATCATGTGTTTAGAGATATTGAGATGCCTCTTATTGATGTTTGTATGGATATGGAGCTTAGAGGGGTAGAGATCCGTGAGGATTATGCTAAGGAGCTCTCTGTAAAATTTAATGCAGAGATGGCGGAGAAAGAAAAGCTCTGTGATGAGTATGTAGCTAAGTTTGATAAGTTTATAGAGGAAAATCCTACTCTTATGAGATTAACTAAGGGTACAAAGAAGATCAACTATAACAGCCCCCAACAGGTGGCTTGTTTATTCTATGATATTTTCAAACTGAAAAGTGTATCCAGAAAAGAGCCGAGAGGTACAGGAGATAAGATAGTACAACAGCATAGAAATAAGGCTAAAAAGGCAGGTACTAAAAAGGGAGAGGAGTTTATCCAGTTTTTAGATAACTACCAGAGATACAAAGAGTGCGGAAAGCTCTTAGGAACTTACATAGATAAGATCCCAGAGGTTAAGTGTGCTAAGACTAATGCAGTACATACCACATATAATCAGTATGGGGCTAAAACAGGTAGATTTTCAAGTAGTGATACAGTTACTAAGATCAACCTCCAGAATATCCCTAGCCATGAGAAAAGCATCCGTAAGATCTTTAGAGCCAGAGATGGTTATAAGTTTGTGGGAGGAGATTTTAGCCAGATTGAGCCACGAGTACTCTCTTATGTATCTGGAGATGAGGCAATGCAGGAGGCATACAGAGAGGGTAAAGATCTATACGCCATCATGGGATCTAAAGTGTATGGAGTGCCTTATGAGGATTGTAGAGAGTTTTATCCAGATGGTACGGTAAACGCTGAGGGTAAACACAGGCGTACAACTATGAAAAGTGTACTCTTAGGTATTATGTATGAGCGTGGAGCTAAAGCCATTGGAGAGCAGTTTGATAGATCCGCAGAGTGGGCTCAGAAACTTATTGATGATTTTTATAAGAGTTTTCCTAAGATCCAACAGCTCCGCCTTAAGGTAGAGAAGATGGCGGAGGAGTACGGATATGTAACTACCATACAGGGCAGAAAGAGAAGATTGCCAGAGATGCAGTTACCAGATCACGATGATTACCGCTATCAAGAGGCTCACAGGCAGAGCCTTAACGCTGTAATACAGGGATCCAGTGCGGATATTATGAAATTAGCTATGATCGCTATTTACAATGATCCTCAGTATAAGGCTCTGGATTGCCACATGGTAATAACCGTACATGATGAGTTAATCATGGAGGTACCAGAGGATCATATTAAGGAGGGAGCAGATCTCTTAGTAAACACTATGAAAAGAGTAGGACACAGCCTAATAGATCTCCCTATGAGCGTAGATGCTGAGGTAAATGATTACTGGTACGGAGAAAACTTAGCGGATGATTATTTAGAGGAGGAGTAAGCCTATGGGATATTTTCCTTTACCAGAGCTAAAGGGTAAGTCTAACAGGATCTTTGTAGATGGTAAAACTCTAAATCAGATAGCTAAGGAGAGCGGTATAAGGCTGGATACCGTACAGCATAGATATAGCAGAGGTATAAGAGATTATGAGGGCTTAACAAAGCCATCTCATATCAGAGTAGAGCACGAAAAGACACAGAGGAAAACCTACTCTATAATGAGTGCTGGAGAGAGAGTAATGGAGAGGATCTGGGAGCTGGATATACCTCTCCAGACTATCTCCGATAAAACAGGGATAAGTAGATCCACAATATACGCCTTTTTATATAACGGTACAGATCTTAGTAGTATGAGGCTTGCTAAGATCTGTAGTCTTTTAGGATTATCAATGGATTATGTGATGGGATTAAAGGAGAAACCAGATGGCAAAATGTAAATTCTGTGGAGCTGAGGTAACAATAGGGGAGAGATGTACCTATTGTGGCAGTAAGGCGGAGGGCTGGTACTATTCTGGAGAAGAAAAGAAACAGGAGCCTAAAAAGAAGAAAGCCTCACATGATAGAGTAAGAGATCTGTTTAATGGAAAGATCTATATTGTAAAAAAGGGAGATTGCCTTTGGAATATTGCTAAAAATTTGTATGGATCTGGAGCAGAGTATTACAGGATTGTAAGGAAAAACCATCTACAGGATCCTAACCATATAGAGGTAGGGCAAAAATTATACTATTAGGAGGATAATTATTATGAGTATGACGGAATGGGCTAAAAGAGAGGTAGAGATAGCATCTAAGAGAGAAAGAGGAGATAAGCCAGAGAGTGAGTGGGATTATGGATGTGCTTGCTATGATAGTGCTCTTAAGGCTTTTGAGAGCCTTTGTGGAGACGGTCACAGTGGTTTTAGTATAGGTATTACAAAGGGGATCCTTAACAGATTGATAGATGGAAAACCTCTTACTCCGATTGAAGATATAGAGGATGTATGGAATGTATGTAGTAGAGGAGAAAATGGAGGAGTAGTTACATACCAGTGTAAGCGTATGAGTAGCCTGTTTAAGGATGTATACCCAGATGGTACAGTAAAATATCACGATAACGATAGATATTATTGTATTAAATGGGATGATCCTAATTTGTGCTGGCATAATGGGTTTATTGGTAAGATTTATAGTGAGATGTTCCCTCTTACTATGCCTTATATGCCATCTAATAAAGCGGATGTGATTGTATGTGACGAGCTCCTCACAGATCGTAAAAACGGAGATTTTGATACTTTAGCTGTATTGTATATCCAGAGATCTCACGGAGAAAAGGTAGAGGTAAACAGATATTTTAAGGAGGGAGAAAAGAGCTTTATAGAGATCTCTCCAGAGGAGTATGAGGAGCGTAAGAAGATGCACGAAAAGAGGCAGGAGCAGGAGGATAAGGCACAGGATGAAAATTAGATATAATCGTTTTGCTGTATTTCCTGTGATGTGTCACGATTGCCATAGGTATATCTGGATGGAGCCTTATAGGAGGGCTGATGTGTGGCATAACTTGTTAGATAGATATGTAAAGAAAACTATCTGTAATGAGTGCCTTAAAAAGTATGATGTAGGAGGTAAACAGTGAGATATAAAGTATATGATGAGGAAGATAAGAAAGAGAGAACTCTGGAGGAGTGCGTAACTCCTTTGGAGGTAGGATCTGTCAGGAGAGTGCAGGTTAAAAAGGGAGATACCAGAGAGGTACATCATTTTAGAGTATTGGAGGAGTTAAAGAGTGTTTAGTACAGAAAATTTACAGGTAGGAGATAAGGTTAAAGTGATTTGTCATAGTGGGGCAAAGAGCATAAATACTTATTATGGAGAGGTTATAAAGAAAACTCCTAAAGGAAAAGTAGATGTTAAGTATACTTTAGAGATTGTTAATAGATTTGATACCTCTGGGCGTGATGTAAATTCTCCGTATTGTGGAAATCATTATGTAGAAATTGAAAATATGTAAATAAGTATCTAAGGAAACCTCCTTTATGTGATTAGGATCGATCAAAACATAAAGGAGGTTTTTCTATTGAAAGTAGATATTTTTAACACAGAAAACAAGTATAAGATAATCTATGCAGATCCAGCATGGTTATACAGGGATAAGGCGGTAGCAGGGGGTAGAGGAGCTGGATGCCATTACACAGTAACCAGCTTAGAGGATATAAAGGCTCTCCCTGTGGAAAAGCTGGCAGATGATGATAGTGTGCTTTTTATGTGGGTTACGATGCCGTTTTTAGAGGAGGCTTTTGATGTAATGAGATCATGGGGATTTGAGTATAAAACCTGTGCTTTTACATGGATAAAGCAGAATAAGAAAGCAGATACTCTCTTTTGGGGTATGGGTAACTGGACTAGAGCTAATGCGGAGCTATGTTTATTAGGTGTAAGAGGAAAGCCTAAGAGAATGGATGCAGGAGTACACAGTGTAATTATGAGCCATATAGAGGAGCATAGTAAGAAACCAGCGGAAACGAGAGATAGAATTGTAAAGTTAATGGCAGGGGGGGGGCTACCTAAAATAGAGCTCTTTGCAAGGCAGAGTATAGATGGCTGGGATTGCTGGGGAAATGAGGTATAAGAATTGTAGGAGGTGTAAAAAGCCTCCTCTTTTTTTTTATCTAAAAATACTTACCGTTTGTGATTAGGTTACTTATCAATCAAAACAGGAGGATCAAGGATGGTAAGACAGATTAAAAGAAAATGGAGAAGATTTTACAGAACTCATAGAGAGGGCTGTGAGTTGGTAGGAGATTTTATTGGAGCTGTAAGTATTTTTGTATTTTTATTTGAGCTCTATATCATCGGAGTTATGTTAGGAGGTCACTAATGGGAAATGTAATTTTAGGGCTTTTGTTAGTCGGCTACATAGTGGTTACTATCGTAAATCTGGTAATTGAGGTAAAGAGAGATAAAGAAACCAGACCTCTAAGGATAAGAGAAAGCAGATCCCAGATGTATTTAGCTTTTGAGCTTGCCAGATTTAATAAAAATATTGAAAAAGCCAGAGAGGAGGCGGAAAAGTAATGGGATTAAAGAGCTTAATAGCAGTAGCACAAGGAAAAAATGCAGAGAGCGTATCCTTTGAGGATAAGTTTCTTAAAAATTATGAGGAGGCTGTAAAGGCTAAGGAGCTGGAGGAGAGGCAGATAGCCCCATCTGAGTATATCCGCCCATCTTCTATGTATGGCTGTGAGCGTATGTTATTTTTCCAGAGAGTACATGGAGGCTCCCAGAACGGAGAGCAGAGTGAGGTAAATCTTATTGAGATATGCCAGAGCGGTACAGATAGGCACTTAGACATACAGCATATAGTAGAGCGTATGGAGGGCGTAGAGTGCTTAGATCTGGAGGAAATGGTAAAAGAGGCACAGGCTAAAGGCATTAAAACAGAGTTTGTAGGCTGGAATGAGGATCATACAGAGGGCAGGTGTAAAAATGATGAGCTCTCTATCTATTTCCAGCCAGACGGAGTTATTAGATTTAATGGTAAGGATGTAATCTTAGAGATTAAAACAGAGAGTACTTACCAGTTTAGTAACCGTTATGAGCCTAAGGCGGATCATAAGTGGCAAGCTACTTGTTACGGTATGGGGCTGGGTATAGATTATATCCTTTTCTTTTATGAAGATAGGAATTTCTGTAAAAAGAAACCGTACCTCTGGAAAATAACAGACGAAATGAAACAGGCAGTACTTAACAAGATACGAACTGTAAACAGTGCTTGTAAGACAGGGATCCCTCCAGAGAAAGATACAGATAAATGTACTTACTGTAGATATAAAAATGAGTGTGCTTTAGTAGATGCTGGTAAGTGGGTAAATCCTAACCCTCCTCAAGCTACAAACAGAAAAAAGGCTATGAACTCTACACCTAAAACCCAAAAGGGGCTAAATGAGGCTTACAGGGGCTCACAGGGGCAACAGAGGAAAGTGTGTGGTACTTGTAATCATTGTGGTACAGAGGGTTTTGGAGCTAATTACTGTAGTATTGATACAGAGGGCTCCATGTACATAGATAAGAGAAAGAAATGTAAGTTTACTCCTAGTAGATGGGAGGGATGTAATAATGGCTAAAAGCATAGGAAAGATCTTTGAGGAGGATTTTAAGAATAGTATCCCACAGGATTTTTATGTAGAAAGATATAAAGATGATACCGCTGGTTTTTATGGAGTATCTAACCCAGCGGATTTTAGGCTCTATAAAAAACCTAACCTCATCCTTTTAGAGCTAAAGAGCCATAAGGGAAAGAGCGTACCGCTCTCCTGTATCAGAGAGAACCAGATACAGGGGATGTATAAAGCTCATCTACATAGGGGTGTTTATGCTGGCTTTATGTTTAATTTTAGAGAGCTGGAGGAAACATATTACCTAAATGTAGGAGATGTAGTGGGATTTATACAAAGGGCTGAGAGAAAGAGTATCCCTGTGGAGTGGTGCAGGGATTACGGAATAAAGATAGAGCAGAAAAAGAAAAGAGTAAGATATAGCTACGATCTGGAAAGCTGGTTGAGTAGATATTTTGGAGGTGTGAAATGAAAGTAACTATGTGTGAGGGAGAGGGGCAAGGCTCTTGTAAGAGATGCTCCGATAGAGGAAAGTGGAATAGAAACTGGATGTGTTTTTTATATCAGATAGAGGGATATGAGGGTTGCTACTGTAGGGAGTGCGTAAAAGAGATCAAAGAGGAGGCTGAGAAAAACTGTGATAGAAGATAACATACTTACTCTTATATACAACGATTTTACTACTAGCTGGTGTATGAAAATAAATCTGTATGAGGTGTTTTGTGGAATTGAATACAGAGAGTTTTCAAGTTATAAGCCAGATCCAGATGAGATAAAGATCACACGCTGGCAGAGGGTAAAGAATATCATACAGCTTATTAAAAAGCATCATTTAGATAAAGAGCTCTCAGAGTTTAAAAGCTGGGTAGAAAATCAAAAGTTGGAGGATGAGAGTTTAAGAGCTACACATAAGGCTGGATCAGATGAGTATAAGAGCCTCACAAAGAGGATAACTCTTTATAACAGAGCTATAAGGGAGGCGGAGAGATGATACATAGTGATAAGTTAAAGAAAATCATAGCAGAGGTAAAAGAGGAGAGCTCCCCTGTAATAACTCTCTCAAATGAGTTAATAGCAGATTTTAGTAAGGAGCTGGATAGTGCTATCTCAGAGCTGGATATGATTATGGAGAGCATCGGAGAAAATTCTATAGAGGATATACCAGATAGCCAGATAGAGTACTACTGTGTTAAGATCCCAGCTCTTATGTATTATGCAGGGCAGAGAGTAGAGGAGCTGGGTATGCAGGTAGATCTAGCCTCTAATGCTAAGAAAAGTGCTCAAAATGAGGCGATGGTAAAAGTAAGCGGTACGGTACAGGAGAAGAAAGCCAGAGTAGAACAGCTCACAGAGGATAAAGCTTTAGTAGAGGCTATTTATCGTAGAGCTTATAACAGCCTCAAAGTTAAGTTAGAGATGGCTGAGAAAGTGTATAGTGGGCTAAAGAAAAGCCTTAGTAAGAGGATTTCAGAGGCAGATCTTAACAGATACTCAAAAGATAGTTATACCAGAGAGGATGGTGAGTAAGGTATGGATGATATTATGGATAAAGCAGATAAGTTATTTGAGGAATTGGAGAAAGCTGGAGTAGAGTTTGGAGTAGGGCAGACAGCTATAGTATGTGCAGATGGAGTAGCTCTTATAAATGTAGATGATGAAAGCGGAGTCTGTGATCTAATGCTCTGTAACAGTAAAGTAGATTTTACTAATTATTCTTTAGGTATTACAGATGAGGATGTAGAGCACTTTAAGACAGTAGCAGGGATAGCGACAGAAATGGGATTACAGGAGGATGAGTAGTTTTGATAGATGAGAGTGTTAGTAGATTACTCCTTAATTCTGAGGTAGATAGTGTTGAGGAGCTAGAGCTGATAGATCCAGAGAGCTTTTACTATAAATATTTTGAGTGAGGTATAAGGATATGAGGCAAAAAAAACAGAGCTAGAGGTTGGAGATTTTATAACCTGTAGAGATGCTGATGATATGATCCAGACGATGCGAGAGTTACAAAGGCAGGAGATAGAAGAACGCTGTAAACAGATAGCTCTCTGGTTATTGGATAATCCTAAGGACATCGTAAGAAAGATAGCTAGAGAGTTTTGCATGAGTAAATCACAAGTACATAGAGATCTCCATGAGTTAAGAAATATTGACGATGATTTATATGTACAGTGCAGAAATATATTAAGAAAACACAGGAGAACTTATTGAGAATTTTGTAGAAGAAAGTGAGGAAAATTAAGATGGCAGATAGTGTAAATGTTATGGATGCAATACTTGATAAAAAGATGGATAGTTATGAGTATGATGTAAAGAGAAATATTAAGGCTCCAGAGGAAATCATGGTAACAATTACTCTAAATGAGTATAGAGATCTGGTAAGCAAGGTAGCCACTAGAGAAAGTGCTATTGCAAAGGCTGAGGAGGATAAGTACTCCAGAAATTCAGAAAATGAAAAACTCAAAAAAGAGGTACAGGAGCTTAAGGAAAAACTCTATGATTTACAGGAGAAATACTGTAAGCCTTGTGAGGAGGGTAATGAGGATGGCGGAGATAGATAACCTCATAGCTGAGGTAAATAAAAAATACAAAACAGATATAATCCGAAAAGCCAGTGATCTTAAGGGGATAGAGTTTATCCCCTATACCTCTCCTATGATGAATTACTTAACCAGAGGAGGAGTACCTGTAGCGAGGATTATAGAGCTAGTAGGATTGCCACAGAGCGGAAAAACTACTACAGCTCTGGATATTATCTCTAATTTTCAGAAAAAGTATAAAGATAAGTACTGTTTATATCTGGATGCAGAAAATACAATAGATAAGGAGTGGGGAGAAACTCTGGGAGTAGATTGGAGTAAGGTAATCCTTATCCAGCCAGAGAGTGAGTATGGAGAGGAGCTCCTAGATATGTTATTAGACTATATAAGATCTGGTAAGATTGGATTAGCAGTATTAGATAGTGCTCCTTTTATTATTCCTAAGGCAGTACAAGAAAAAGGCTTAGATGAGAAAAGCTATGGCGGTAATAGTGCTCTTATGAAAGCCTTTTGTGATAAGGCGGTACCGCTCTGTAAGAAAAATGAGTGTACTTTTCTGATGATTAACCAGCTTAGAGAAAATATTGGAAATCCGTATAAGCCTTATAAAATCCCATGCGGTACAGCTATAGCTCATGCGTGCTCACAGATCCTGTGGTTTACAAAGGGATCCTTACTGGATGAGAAGTACAAAGAGGTAAGTAGTGGATACTCTAACCCTGTAGGTAATCTGATTAGCGTGAAAATGGAGAAAAACAAAGTCACTAAGAATGATCGTAGGCTCCAGACCTACACACTAAACTACAGTACTGGAGTAGATGAGATAAAGGATACCTTAGATCTGGCTCTCTTGTTAGGAATAATCTCACAGGGCGGAGCATGGTATAAAACTACTCTAAAAAGCGGTAAAGAGCAGAAAATGCAAGGCTTTAATGGAGTACAGGAGTTTTATTACAATGATCTGGAGGAGCTGGAGTATCTTAGAAAACAGGTATATGAGGCAGGGATGGCATGAGATATACAATAAAAGAGGTTACGGATTACTGTAGCAGAAATGGGATAAGCGTTTACGAGTGCTGGGATGAGAAAGATCGTAGAAAGAAATTTTATAAGATGTTAATACCAGTATTTGAGAGTGGAGTACTGATACCAGTATCTAACAGGAAGTATATTTGTAAGACTGTTAAAGAATGCTATAAATATACTCAAACTCTCTTAGAGGATGATGCTTTTAGATTGGCTGTAAGTGCATGGGTAAGGAGTTGGTAGTGATGAGTGAAGTAGAGAAAGCCTTAGCCCATAATTTAAGAGAAGTAAGAGAGGCTAAAGGATTAACCCTAAAAGATGTAGTAAAAGCTACAGGATATACAGAGGTAAGTATAAGCAGGTGGGAAACAGGTACACGGATCCCAAAAGCTACAGTACTTTATAATCTGGCTAAGTTTTATGGAGTATCAGTAGATAGATTATTTTGGAGGTAAACATGATAAAAGAAAGGAGAAATACCAGATCCTAGTAGACTAGGTTTTATGTGAGAGTGTTGTACATATAAGTAAAGTGCTAGAAAACAGCGTGAGATCTTCTTTACAAATATATTGAATAGTAAAGCTGTGTAAGGTAGCTACCCTATTACGGAATGGGTAGGGCGGTCTTAAATGTTGAGCATGGGAGGCTACTAGCATTTCCACGAACCGATTTAGGTAAGTGGTTGGTATGACAAATAAACACAGTATAAATGATCTTTACCAGATGCAGGCTTTATCTCTTGCATCTAAGATACAGATGAGCAGGGCAAGGATAAGAGCGTGGATAGAGGAGTATGGAGAGGATGGAGTGTATATATCCTTTAGTGGAGGAAAAGATAGTACAGTACTCTTAGATCTGGTAAGGAGTGAGTACCCTAATGTAAAAGCAGTATTCGTAGATACAGGGCTGGAGTATCCAGAGATTAGATCGTTTGTAAAAACCTTTGATAATGTGGAAATACTTAAGCCTAAGAAAAATTTTAAGCAAGTTATAAAAGAGTATGGGTATCCGTTTTTCTCTAAAGAAAATTCTCAAAAGATTTATGAGATTAAGCATACAGGATCAGAGATCCTAAAACATAATAGATTACACGGAGATAGTAAGGGTAATGGAAAGTTACCAGATCTGTATAAATTTATGCTAGATCCAGAGGCTCCAGAGGTATCTCATTTATGTTGTAACATTATGAAAAAATCTCCAGCAAAATCTTATGAGCATAAAACAAGGAGAAAACCTATGATAGCTACAATGGCTACAGAGAGCAGAAATCGTACTGTAGAATGGTTAAGATCTGGGTGTAACAGCTTTGATGGGAAAAGACCGATAAGCAAACCTCTTAGTTTTTGGAGTGAGCAGGATATTTTACTCTATATAAAGCTGTATGATCTCCCTATATGCTCTGTGTATGGAAAGATCTGTGATGATAGCGGATATGAGGTAAGTAAAGATGACCTAAGCCCTAGTTCTGGTATCTTTGATAAGGATAACCCAGTATTACATACTAGCGGATGTGATCGTACAGGCTGTATGTTTTGTGGTTTTGGATGCCACCTTAACGGAGATGAGAGATTTACAAGATTAAAGGTAACAAACCCTAAGATCTATGAGTACATTATGAAACCTGTAGATAGTGGCGGATTAGGGTACGAGGAGATTATAAAGTGGATCAATAAACACAGTGATTTTAATATTATGTTTTAGTATATGAGGAGGCAGTAAAAAGCCTCCTCCATTATTTTATATAAGGGATATATAAAAAGTGCTTGACATTATTATATAGGGGGTATATAATACAATCATAGAAACGAGATACAAACTGAAATATAAGCGGAGGTAATCAGTATGAAAGCTATTGTATATTACAGAGTAGGAAATGATAGAGCTACAAGAAAGACAATCGAGGTAGAGAAAAATGAGCCTTGTAGTATTGTAAGAGAGTTTGTAAAAGTTATGAGAGTTTCAAAGTATAGTACTTATATATCACATATCAAGTGTGGCAGGCGTGATTATCAGTGGTTAGATACTTGCGATAGTGCTTATTAAGAGGAGGAAATAACTATGTTAAAGATTTTTGATAGATATGTAAACATTAAGAATAGAGATGATCTTGAGGATTGTACTATGGAGCTAGTAGAAAAGTTGGATCAGATGCTTACTGAGTACGGTGTAGCACACGCCTTTTCTTTAGCTAGTAAAGAGGAGATAGATACTATCAATGATACAGGAGCTGAGTATTGTGTAACCCTTATGTATGAGGAAAAAGATGAAATAACTTTTAGCCTTGTATATACACTATGGGCTAGAGTGTATAGAAAAGCTCCAGACGAAAAGATTAGAAAAGTTATGAGTAGAATGAGTAAGGTTAAGGAGGCTGGACATGAGGATCAAAAGATTAAAGAGTGCTAAGTTTGGTACAGATAGAATAGCTAGAGTAGTTACAGGATATGCCCTCTATGAGGAGGGCAAGGGTTACATAGCTTTTAGCTCAGATAGAGATGAGTTTGGTATCTTAGTTCCATATATTCCCTGTGGAGGGAAAAGAGCTTTACAGAGTATCTTAGATGCTGGAGGCTTTTGTAGCTTTGGTGGTATGGAGTATGTACAGGAGGTAGTATTATGGATCTAATAGAAAGAGTAGAAAGTTATAAAGTACTGTTTAAGGAGTGTAAAGCCTTAGAGCCTGTAAGTATGGCTCTAGCAAAGGGTTATAAATCAGCTACTCCTCTCCAGAGGTTGGATATAATCAGAGAGTTAGATACAGAGCTTGCTGAGATATATAGTGTAGAGATCCCTGTTATCACAGCGTGGGTAAGGGATGATAATTATGTACACTCTACAAAGGAGATTTTCTTAGGAGAGCCTTCCTTAGAGGGTTTTCTCCATCAATTTAGGCACCACTTACAAAATAAGGCAAGGGAGCCTCAGTATAAGTATTTACTGGTAGAAAATGATCCTAAGGCGGATTACAGGATCCCTTATAAGGATTGTATGTACAGAATGTATGGGGAGGATGATGCTATAGCGTGGGCTAGGATGGTTATTGAGTTAGCCTCATAAATGAGTTATAATATAACCACTATATAAAAAAGGTGGTTAGCTATATGAAAGAGAGCTTAGGATCATTCTGGGATGAGTGGGAGAAAGAAACAAGGGAAGAAGAAAAGAAACTTAGAGAGATGCAGGATAAGATACACGAACAGTATTTAGAAAATTTACAGGAGGCGGAACGAATGAAAGAGCAAGAGCTTAAAGAAATGAAAAAGAGATATAATTTTTCTGTAGATGATGAGAGAATCCAGATAGCTTTAGAGAGGTTAGAGAGCTTAGCAGTAGATAGTTTTAGAAATAATGATTACTGTGCACAAAAGAGCTTTGATGATGTGTGGTGGAGTGTGTTACATGAGGTGGATATGTACCGTGAGGGAGAGGAGCACGGTTTTAAGTCTGTAAGAAGTGTACAGGCTACAGAAAAATGGTTAAAGAGTTTCTCTCATTTGTGTACTGAAAAAGTACCAGATGAGTATAAAATAAAGGAGGTAAAATAATATGAGATGTCCTAAATGTGGTAGCGAAAATGTAACAGTACAGGTAGTAACAGAAACAGAGCTTAAGGAAAAGAAACACGGTATTATCTGGTGGATCTGTGTGGGATGGTATTGGATCCCTATTAAGTGGTTATTTTTAACCTTGCCAGCCCTCTTAGTTAAGCTCTTTTCCCCTAAGAAGTATAAGACAAAAACACATACTAAGAAAATGGCAGTGTGTAATAACTGTGGTAAGAGCTGGAAAGTATAATCTCCAGTACATAGACGGTAAGAGGATCTGTAAAAGGATCTTCTTTTTTTTTATCTAAATTTCCTCATCAAAAGTGATTAGGTTGAGTATCACAAGAAAAGGAGGCGGTATATCATGGAGATTAACATACCATACACCGTAGGAGAGGTTGTTTATGTGATATAAAAAGAGCTATTACCCATACGGAGAAAGAGGATTTAAGATATGATCATATAGGGCATAGAGGGTACAGAGAGTATACGATTACATATGAAAGATAGGAGGAGTTTGAGTGAATAGAGCAGAGAGGCGTAGGCTGGAAAGAGAGAAAACAAAACAGAAAACAGCTACATATAACCTCACAAAAGAGCAGTTAGATAATGCTGTAAAAGAGGGCATTAAGGAAAAGCTGGGCGAGGTTAAACAGCAAGCTACAGAGGATGCAGTTAATACAGCTATGGTACTACTCCTTACACTTCCTTTAGAGGTACTCATGGATCACTACTGGAAAAAGACTTATGCAAAGCGGATCCCTAAGTTTACAGAGCAGGTATTAGAGTATTATGAGCGGTGGCAAAATGGGGAGCTTGATATGGATAAGCTAAAAGAGGATCTCTGGGAGTATGGCGGAGTGAGATTAGAGGAAAGTGAGGGATAATGAGTAAAGAATGTAGTAGTTGTGATAGTACATCTATGGAAATGTGCTTATTGATTAGAAAATGCCCTCATTGGATTGAAAGACCTACACAAAATATGGAAAAGGAGAAAGCCGATGAAAAACAGCACAAGGGCTAAAAGTAGCCAGCAGGAGAAAAGAATAGCTAAGGCTATGGGAGGTAGGCAGGTAGTAGGATCTGGATCTACTCCATTTCTTAAGGGGGATGTGATTGTGGATAAACTCTTTATAGAGGCTAAAACAAAGATGAATCCTAGCCAGAGTATAACAGTAAAAAAAGCATGGATAGAAAAGGCTAAGGAGCAGAGCTTAGCTATGAGAAAAGAGGATTATGCCATAGCTATATCCTTTGGAGATGGAAAAGATTATTACCTCATAGAGGATACTCTTATGGAGGATTTGTATAAGAGCAGGGAGGCTCTTAGGGCTGTGATTGATTATATAGGAGGATTAGAGGATCCGCCTGTAGGAGAGTTTAGAGATTTAGTAAAGGATTGTGTAAGAGAGAGGATAAGGGAGGTGCTAGAGTAATGGATTCTAGTAAAGATGATAGAGAAGTATGTGGAACCTGTGAGCACAATAAATATAGCTGGGAGGAGCAGGAGTATACCTGTAGCTGTGAGGCTAGTGATGCTTACGGATGCCCTACAGGATATATGGATCATTGTGAGGAGTGGTGCAGGAAATGAGTAGGATAAAGCAGTTTTTATGTGGAATTACATACCATAAGTTTTTAAGCAAAGATACAGAGAGTAAGTATGATCCTAAAAATAAAACTATTACTATAACAGAAACTTGCTGTAAGTGCGGTAAGAAATTTTCATTTACAGCACCAGCTAAAAATTTTGGGATACCAGATTGATTATTAAAGGAGGATAAGGAATGTGTGTAAAATTTCAGAAATGAATTTAGAAACAGCGGTGTATTATGGATATGAGGCACAGAGTAACCAGTTAGTAGAGGAGTGTGCAGAACTGATACAGGCGGTAAATAAGTACCGTAGAGCGGAAACAGGACTAGGACAGCCTGTAGCGGAGGATAAAAAGGCTATTGCTTATGATAACTTAGTAGAGGAGATTGCAGATGTAGAGTTAATGTTGGAGCAGGTAAAGTATCTCCTCCAGATCCCAGAGGATGAGCTCTTAGCGGTTAAGACCTTTAAGGTAAACCGTACCAGAGAAAGAATGGAAAGCAGTAAATAATAGTTAGTGGTACATTTTGTAAGAAAAGATGTACCACTTTTTATATTTTATCTAAAAATCCTCCTCAAAAGTGATTAGGTTATGTATCACTGTAAAGGAGGAGAAAATGGGAGATACAGGAAATGAGATGGCGGAATATTTAAAGGAGCACCATACCTCAGAGAATAACGCCATTAAAGCCAGAGATCTTAGAGCTTTGTTTAATCTAGGAGAGAAACAGGTAAGAAACGTAGTAGGAGAGCTCAGAAATGATGAGAAACCTATCTGTAGCTCATCTTATGGGTATTGGTACTCTAAGGATCCAGAGGATATAAAGAAAACCATACATAGACTAAATGCACAGGTGGAAAACATGAACATAGCTATAGCAGGGTTAAAGAGGATATTACAGGATGAGAAAGTTTGATAGAGGAATTACAAGAAATCAGTTTTTAGTATTAACAGGAGCCTTAGCGTTAACAATGGGAGCCTTTTTCTGGAAAGTAAGTGCAGAGACAAGGATCCCAGAGGATACAGGAAACTATGTAACGGTAGTACAGGAAGATGAGTTACCAGTAGTATCCTCATCAGTAGAAACTACTCAAAGTGAGGAGATAACATCTATAGATCTTAATAATTATACATATCCATTTAATACAATGAGTGCAGATTGGGGAGTGGCGGTATATGAGGATGGATTTAGATATTATGAGATCCCACAGGAGTTAGAGGATGCTGGAGGATGTTTTCCAGAGGTGGTACAGGCTTACCTCTGGTATGAGTGTAAAGAGTATGGAGTGGATTATTATACAGTATTAGCACTCATAGAGAGGGAGAGCGGTTATTGCTGGGATAAACTTGGAGATAACGGAAATAGTAAGGGCTATATGCAGATTTATGAAAAATGGCATACAGAACGGATGGAGGCAGAGGGAGTAACAGACTTACTTAATCCGTATCAGAATATCAGAGTAGGGCTTAACTGTTTAAGAGAGATACAGGATAAGTACTTAGTATCCAGCGGAGAGAGTTGTGTACTCATGGTATATAACATGGGAGAGAGTACAGCTAAAAAGCTGTGGGCTAAAGATATTTATAGCTCAGCATATAGCAGAGAGGTAATAGCAAGAGCACAGGAATTAAGACAGGAATTAACACAGGAATAATACAGGATCAAGCAGGAGTATAGGAAAAACTATACTCCTTTTTTCTTTTAAAAAGGGAGGTACACGATGTTTAAGGTAGGCGATGCCATTAAGTGGATGTGTCCTTTGGATAATGATTATACCTATGGAGAGATTACAGCTCTTAGAAAGAGTGTAGCTACAGTAAAAGGCACTGGGTTATACAGCGGTATTACAGCGGAGGTACACATAAGATACATAGAAAAGGTAATGAGGGGAGGTGGTAGCATTGGGAGCGATTGTAAGAAATGTAGTAAATGATCAACTACTAAGGCTGAGTTACAAAGAGGCTAAGAATATAAAGAACTTCCTAAGGAGCTGGGGAGGATTAGAGAGCCTTAGCCATAAAGGAGATACAGTAGCTACTTGTATCTTATGCGATTTAAAACATGTGACAGGGATAGATATAGAGAAGTATAAGAAATTCGATAGAAAAGAATTTAACAGAGGATATCTGGCTGGAAGATTGAGCCAGTATCAGTATATGGCTATTTCTTACACTTTAGTACTAGGATACTCGCAGGAGGAGGTGGCGTATGTAATGGGAGTGGATCAAAGTGTTATTAGTAAAAATATTAACAGTGGGATAAAAAGAATACAGAGAGAGCTTAGGGCTTATCTGGAGGAGGATTAGATGAGTTTAATAAAATGTGGAACTGATGAAAACGGATCCTACATAGAAGTAAGAAAACCAAGAGGAGAAACTCCACAATGTTTTATAGATGAGTGTGGAGTAGTACACGATGCCGTAAGGATTTATGAGTATAAGGCGGTAAGGGTTAAAGAGATCTCTACAGATAGTAGATGTGTAATGTGTGGAGAGATAATACCAGAGGGCTCTATGGTGTGTGATAGGGGCAGAGAGGCGGTGGAGGAATTTGAGTAGGTTTAGGCGTGAGGAGGATGAGGCGGATAAATGGCTTAGAGAGCATGATCCTTATTATACATCTTCAGATAGGGATAAGAGAAAGAAAATGAGTAATCCCTATGAAACTCCAGAGCAGGAAAAGCGGAGGAGAGAAATAGAGATCCCTTTTAGTAACCTAAATAGCTATCAGAGAGTGAAATTTAAGCAGGTAGGAGGCTCTTATACAGAGCGTGGAGAGTTTGATCTGTAAAAGGTGCATAAAAATTACAGATATGTACCCTAACTAATGAAACAAAATTACATAGCTTAGGAAATAAATAGAAAGAGAGGTACATGAGGCTATGAAAGATTTACAAGTAAAGTACATAGATCCGCTGGATCTTATCCCTTATGAGAATAACCCTAGAATTAACGATTATGCAGTAAAAAAGGTTATGGAGAGTATTAAGGAGTACGGATTTACTAATCCGATTATCGTAGATGCAGATATGGTTATTATCGCAGGACATACGAGGAGAGAGGCTAGTATCTTAGCAGGGCTGGATAGAGTGCCATACATAGTAAGAGATGATCTTACTCCAGAACAGGTAAAGGCTTACCGTATTGCAGATAACAAGTTGGCAGAGCTAAGTAATTGGGATGATGAGCTACTCAAAAAGGAGTTATTTGAGTTACAGGCGGTAGATTATCCACTAGAGGTAATGGGCTTTACAGAAATAGACCTAAAAGAGATTTTTATAGAGGAAGAATGTGAGCCAGAGAAAGAAAAGGTTCCAAAAGAGGAGAAAACTATTTTACCTATGCTTAGATTTGGATCTAATAGTATTCGTATTACTCCAGATGAGTTAGTAGTATTGAGTAACCGTTATAATGAGTATGTAGAAAAAGCTCCAGAGCAGGGCTTTGTATATTGGTTACTGAATATGTAGGAGGGTTAATATGCTAGATGTAGTATTAAATATGGATGCACTAGAGGGAATAAAGGCTCTACCTAATAGCTCCGTTAATCTGGTACTTACCGATCCTCCGTATAATGTTAATAAAGCCGAGTGGGATCATTGGAAAACTGTGGATGAGTATATAGCGTGGTGTGGAGAGTGGATAAAAGAGGTAGAGCGTGTATTAACTGATACAGGTACTTTTATCTTTTTTCATAACGATATGGAGCAGATAAGTAGGCTAATGGAGTGGATAAGGATTAATACTTGTTTAACCTTTAATAGCTTTTGTATATGGGATAAAGGAGATTTTAGGGCTCTTTCTTGGAAAAATCCTACAGAGGAAAATAATTTAAGGTGCTGGTTTAATGTCTGTGAGTATGTGCTGGTATATGTTAAAAACGGTATAGAGTGGGGCGAGGATAAAACAGGGCTCCAGAGAGTAAAGCTGGATGTTAATAACTTCTCATCTCTTAGAAAATATGCTTATGAGATGTTAGTATGGATAACTGAGAGAGAGGGAGAGCTTTCCGCAAAATACATTGAAAAAAGGTTGGGGCACAGGAGAGCAGAACACTTCTTCTATTGTCAGCCGAAGGAGTATCTTTGACAAGGTCGGAGAAAGGCAGATCATTTTACTAGATACGGTAGTACTCAATGGGAACTTTGTACGGAGGATACCTATGCAGAGCTTACTTCTGTATTTAATCTTACAGAATGGGATGGATATAGAGAGTATGAGAGCCTACGGCAAGAGTATGAGAGCCTAAGGTATGTGCATAATCTGGATCCTAATCATAAGAATATATTTACCTCAATACGCAGGAATAACGGAGTACTCCATCCTACAGAAAAGCCTACGGACATACTAACGAGGCTTATTAAAACTCACTCCAGAGAGGGAGAGGTTGTGCTGGATTTGTTTTGTGGTAGTTATTCTACTATAATCTCCTGTATGAATAGCAAGAGGCACTTTATAGGCTTTGAGTTGGATAATTATTACTATGAGTGGGGGCAAGAGCGTATAAGAAAGCTGTTAGCATCCAGAGGAGTAAAGGATTTAGAGGAATGGTATAAGAAATGAGGAGAGGCGGATAAAAAGCCTCTCCCTTTTAATTTCATTCTATGTACTGAAATCCCTATGAAATGCGGTAAGGCGGAGAAAAGAGGCAAAAGGGCGGAAAAGAGGCTTAAATACAGTAATACTACTAAATAAACAAATAAGAGTAGATATAGTAGTAATACAAAGAAAAAAGAAAACCTAATTTCAGTACCATAAAAGAAATCATAGTAAGAGAGATAGACAGAGAGAAAACAGAGGGAATTAACAGATAACAACAGGAAAGTAAGTAAACCTGTAGAAATTCCCTCCTAATCACAAAGAGCAAGGAAAATAGCCCTCATAAGAGAGGAGAAAGGAGGCGGAGTAATGCCTAATACATTGAGTAAAGAGAATGAGCTCCAGAGAAAAGCCTTTGAGCTGTATTATGGCTTAGGAGATAAGAGATCCCTTAGAGCGGTAGCAGAAACCATAGGAAGAACGGAGAGAACGGTAGCAGGTTGGAGTAGGGCTTTTAACTGGGTAGCTAGAGTAACACAGAGAAATATAGAGAACGCTCAAAACAGTAACGAGGCTAAGATCACAGCGGAGCTAACGGATGTACGGACTAAGTACCGTATCCTTATCAATAACCTTATGGCTGATTTTAGTAAGGATATTGCACAGGGCAAGGTAAAAGTAAAGAATATCAACGATTTTGAGAGGCTTGTTAAGCTGGATATGCTCCTTATGGGAGAGGCTACAGAGCGTGTAGAGAGAGGCGGTACACAGGAACTCTCACAGGATGCTAAGGATCGCTTAGATGAGATCGCCCAGCTTATGAAAAGTGCTAAGAAGTAGTGCATATTGCACAATGGGTATAGAGTTTATCAAGTTTGAGATCAATACTATTGAGGCGGATCGTAAGGAGCAGGAAAAGAAACATAATGATAAGCTGGATGCCATGGTATATGGCTTGGATCCTTTTATGAGGGCTGTAGTGCGGAATGAGCTTTGTAGTGTAAAGCCTATTATAGTGGATGTGCCAAGGGGGCGTAGATCCAGAGGAGTTTATAGCGGATCTTAAGAAAAAGCTCAAGGTAAGGTTAAAATAAGGAGGGGCGTTATGAGAATAGTACAGGCTGGATATGAAATCTTAGATCCTCTTAATGGGGAGGAGATTTTGCAGAAAATAGAAAGAGTGGCTAGAGTATGCTATAAGAGTGAGGATAAGATTACAGAGGGATCCGCTGAGAAGATGGTAAGATCCCTCATTAAGAGAGGGCATGAGGCTATGCTGGAGCATTACTCTTTCTCAGTTAAGTTTACGGTAGACAGAGGAGTATCACATGAGATTGTACGCCATAGAGTAGCCAGCTTTGCACAGGAGAGTACAAGATACTGTAATTATGGTAAGAGTGGAGATGTAGCTTTTATCCGCCCTGTATTCTTTGCAGAGGCTACTGTAGAGATGGATAACTGGGTAGATAGCTGTATGAAAGCAGAGCAGTTATATAAGGATTTTATCCTTATCGGTAGAACTCCACAGGAGGCAAGATCAATACTCCCTAACAGCCTCAAAACAGAGGTAGTAATGACAGCTAACTTAAGAGAGTGGAGGCACTTCTTAAGCCTCAGAGCTTGTGGAACTACAGGAAAGCCTCATCCACAGATGTTAGAGGTAGCAGTACCGCTCTTAAAGGAGCTTAGAGAGAGAGTACCTGTGGTATTTGATGATCTGGAGCCTATGGAGTGGGAAACAGTTAAATAAAGGCAGAGGTTAGGGAGGGAGAGCTGTAAAAGGCTCTCCTTTTAAGTTAGGAGGGATTATATGATTATCTTAGTAGGGATCGGATGCTTTATGGCAAGAGCAGGAGTAGGCGTGGTTATGATGAGCCTTTGTGTGGCAAGCCATAACAGTAGCTTAGAATTAGAAAACAGGCAAAAGGAGGATAAAGAGTAATGCAGATAGTAAGCGGAGATATAACCAGAGATATTACTGGAGAGATTGTATATCTTAAGGCATATAAGCAGATGGTAGGAGAGGTAACAGGGTATAGCACTGAAAAGGGTACAGCTACAGTAAAGCTCTGTGATACAGGGCTGGAGATAACCGTATCTTTAGATGATATTGAGAGTACAGGCAGTACACAGCCTCACAGAGCTTTTAATAGTGAGGTACATATTTTAGGAGCCAGATACAGTATCCGTATCATAGATGAGGATGATTATAGATATGATAGAGAGGCGGATGGATGGTGTGATCCTAGTGTAAAGGAGATCCTCATTTTTAACTATAAGCAGAGTGCGGAGAGTGTAAAGGATCTGAAAGCATATCAGAAAAAGGTACTCCGCCATGAGATAGTACACGCTTTTCTCTATGAGAGCGGTTTATGGCAAAATGCCTACGGTAGTGAGTGCTGGGCTAAAAATGAGGAGATGATAGATTGGATGGCTATACAGATCCCTAAGATCCAGAGAGCATATAAGGAGGCGTACTGTGATGAGTGATTTAGGAAGATGCAAACATACACTCTATATCCTTAAGCATAAGCCAGAATATACAAAAGGCTGGGGCTGGAGGTGTAGATACTGTGGTAGGACTTATAAAGACCTCAGAGAGGAGGCAGAGTATAAGGAGCGTGAGAGGAGGAGTAGAACGTGGTAGCAGGATTATTAAAGCTGGTATTTATTCTCTGTACCATAGCGGTAGTAGGATTATCGGTAGTAGATACACTCTGGTTTAATGCTATGCCAGAGAGTAACCGTTATAAGAATGTACAGGCGTTTAATGTGGTTACGCTGTGGATCGTAGCTATAGTACTTATTATTAAACTGGTAACGATGTAGGGAGCTAACAGGCTCCCTTTTATTATGCATAGAAAGGAGGTTAGGCGGATGTGTTAGATTATAAAGTAGTATCCCTAGTAGAGAATAAGCTAGGGGAGGTACAGGATCAGAGAGAAAGAGATGCTATGATAAAGTACCTCATACAGGAGGCAGATTTTGAGATAGCGTATTATCTGGTATGCACCTACATTACTAAGAGAAATGTAATGGATCTCCATAAGAGTATTATCTCTAACATATCGAATAGTAAGAGCACGCTGGATCTAGCCCCTAGAGGTTTCGGTAAAAGTACTGTAGGCGATGTGGATTATTGTATTACAAGGATCCTCAGAGATCCTAATATCCGTATTATGATAGGATCAAAAACACAGACACAGGCGGAGGCGTTTCTTAAAGAGGTTCGTACTCACTTTGAGCAGAATGAGGATCTTATTAGAATTTTCGGAGATTGGAAAACCAGTAAGGATAATGTATGGAATGATAGAGAGTTTACTGTAAATAAGAGGAGCATTATTAAGAAAGAGGCTACTCTAACAGCACTAGGAGCCTCTGGAGCAGTTATTTCTAAGCACTTTGATGTAATTATAGGCGATGACTTAGTAGGGCTTGAAAACGCACGTACAGAAAAGCAGAGGAGTAACCTTAAGGAGTGGTTTTATAGCTCTCTATTTCCTACGTTAGAGCCAGATGGAGAGATCCATATACTAGGTACCAGATATAATCCATTAGATCTGTATGAGGATCTAATAAAGAGTAAGGATTATGTGGTAAACGTACAGAGAGCTATAAGGGTGTTAAATGGTAAGAAAGTATCTCTCTGGGAGGAAAAGTTTAGCTTAGAGAGGCTGGAGGCTATTCTTAAGCAATCTGGTAAGATCATTTTCAATATGCAGTATCAAAATGATACAGAGCTGGCAAAGGGTAAGATCTTTAAGGCTCAATACTTTAGATATTATGAGGAGTACAAGATTGATTATGATTTTCAGACCGCTAAGGTAAGAATTAAAACAGAGGATGGTATAGATCAGTGGATCAAGGTAAGGCTATGTTTCGGATGCGACTTAGCAATATCGGAGAAAGAGCAGGATAAGGGAGATTATTTTGTATTAATGGTAATAGGGGTAGATGCAGATCATAATGTGTATGTACTGGACTATGTAAAGGAGAGATTAACCTTTAATACACAGCTTAATACCATTATTGATTATGGGCGTAATAAATTCCCTATGGTAGAGCGTATAGGTGTGGAAACAGTAGCCTATCAGAAATCCTTAGCACAGGAGCTTAGGAGGTTATCCTTACTCCCTATTATCAATATAAATACCTCTAAGGATAAAGTAACAAGAGCCATGAGGAGATCCGCCAACTTTGAAAATTATAAGGTATATTTCAGAGAGGGTATGGATGATCTGGAGGAGTGCTTACTTCTATTCCCAGAGGTAGATCACGATGATTTATTTGATGCTTTAGATTTTGCTATGACTATGGCAGATGGCGGTAATGAGATCAGAGTACTTAAAAGAGAAGATTTTAGAATTTAGTGTAAAAGCCCTAATAAGTGAGGGCTTATTTTTATGCAGAAAAGGAGGATATAAGCAATATGGCAGAGCTTAGTAGACCAATAGATAAAGAGTTTAATGTGGAAGTTGAGGGAGGCAGATTTAGTACAGAGTTTCTTAATGATCTGGTAGATACTCATGTAAACAAGATCGCTCCTAGATATGTGAAGTTTCAAAAGCTGTATGAGGGTAAACATAAGATCCAGAATAGACCGAGAAAAGATAAAAACAAGCCTAATAACAAGCTGGTAAATGACTTTTTCGGACAGACTATAGATAACACAGTGGGTTATTTTCTGGGTAATCCTATTATCCTTAATTATACAGAGCCTACAAAGGAAAAAGCACAGGTAGAGGTAGATCCTGTGGATGTAGGCGTAGATCTTACAGAGCTGGAGGATACAGCGGTACAGGATGAGATAGATAAGATCTGTAGTGATAATGATAAAGACGATCTTTTTATTGAGTGGGGCAAAGAGGCTATGATTAAAGGATTATCCCATATCTTAGTATATCAAAACGAGGAGAGCCATACTAAGCTAATGAGAATATCCCCAGAGGATCTTATTGTGGTGTATAAGAACAGCTCAACAAAGGAGCCAGCATATAAGATCCGTCTGTATGATATTGATACAGAGGATACTAAAAAAACCACTCATTATGCTGAGGTATACAGCCCTACTAAAGTAGAGATATTTAAGTGTGTAGATGATGGCTCCTGTGGGGTTACAGGAAAAGGCAAGGCTAGACAGTTTGCAAGCTATGAGTTTGTGGAGGAAAAGCCTCATATTTACGGTAGGATCCCTGTTATCACGTTATACAACAATGAGGAGCAGATGAGCGATCTTGAAAAGATAGAAACGCTTGTAAATGATTATGATAAAGTGCTTTCTGATGTATCTAATGAGTTTGAGGCATTCAGAAATGCCTATTTAATGCTTAAAAATATGACAGTCGGTGGAGATAGTGTTAAAAAACTCAAAGATGAGGGCATTATTGAGGTAATGGAGAATGGAGATGTTAAGTTTGTCACTAAGGAGATCCAGACGGAGGCACTAGAGAACCACCTTAACAGGCTGGAAAAGAATATCCATAAGTTTTCCGCTGTACCAGATCTCTCAGATGAGAACTTTGCAGGAAATCTTAGTGGTGTAGCTATCAGATTTAAGCTCTTTGGGCTTGAAACTAAGTGTATTATCAAAGAGAGAAAGATGGAAAAGGCTATAAAGGAGTTGATAAGAGTACTTAGTGTGCCTATTCGTGTAAATACAGGGCATGATGTAGATGTAATTAACCTCAAAGTAGAGTTTAGTAGAAATGTACCTAACAATCTTACAGAAATTGTAGATACAGTAACTAAGCTGGATGGAAAAGTTGATAAGGAAACGCTCCTTAGCTTACTCCCATTCATTGATAACCCTAAGGAAGTGCTGGAAAAACTGGATGCAGATAAGGAAAGAGATAGACAGAGTACAGATCCTTACTCTATGCAGAATATTACAGAGGATAGTAATAACTTATTCCCTAACCTTAACGCACAGAATAGCCCACAGGAGGCTCTAAATGCACAAGGGGCTACAATTCCACAACCAGAGAGATAAAATGGCTGTATGAGGCTGTAAGGAGGTGTAGAGAATGGCTAATGTAGGCTATGTAAACAAAGAAGTAGCGAAAATGTACGGTATCCCATACTCAGAGCTTACTCCAGAGCAGAAAAAGATCCTCCATAAGGATAGCGTAAGGAGAGCTAAGCTCATTAAAGAGCGTGAGGAGGCAGTACTAAAGAATAATTTAAAAGCGTTTGAGGATGAGGCTAAGATGGAGAAAGTCTTAGTTTCTATTTATGCTAGTTGTCAGAAAGAAATTTTAGCAAGTGTGACAGAAACCATGTCAAAGGTACAAAAGGCTGGAGGAGAGTGGAGCTATGCTAATCAATCAGCACTCACACGGAGTAGAGGATTGTTTGAGCAGATCGGAGAGCAGATAAAAGCCTTAGGGCAGAAAGAGCAGGTAACGTTTAGGCAGGGGCTTAGTAATATCTATACAGATCAGTTTTTAAGGCAGGTATACGATCTGGGGCAGAGCATAACGGTAAAGGCTAATTTTAACAGGCTTAATCCAGCTCTGGTACAAAAAACCTTAGATTATCCGTGGAGTGGTGCCATGTTCTCAGATAGGCTATGGCAGGATAAGGAGAGATTAGGTAGAAATCTCCGTGTAGGACTTACTCAGAGTATGATACTGGGAGAGGGAATACCTCAGATCACAGACAGGATCAATAAGGGCATAGATACAGCCAGATATAATGCTGAGAGGGTAGCAAGGACAGAAACAAAGAGAGTTACCTATTGTGCTCACGATGATGTATATAAGGATACTGGGGTAGAGGAGCTTAGATACCGCTGTGCTAATGGCGGAGACAGTAGAACTTGCCAGTATTGTAGAGCTGATAATGGTAAAGTGTTCAAAAGAGGAGAGGAGCCTACTCTCCCACGCCATCCTAACTGTAGATGTGTGTATATTCCTGTAGTATCGGATACATTTGAGGATAATGAGCTTAACGAGCTTACAGGATCCGTTAGAGGTGCTGAGAACTATGAAAAGTGGAGAGAGGCAGAGGCTAAAAAGCAGGAGGAGGTAAAACCTGTAGAAAAGGTTAGTACAAAGGCAGTAGAGAAAGAGCTTAAAGAAACTCCTACTCCTATACCAGAACAGATTAAGCTCACAGATTATCCACAGGCTTTTTATGCAACTAAGCCAGAGGCTAAAAATACACAAGCTCTATTAGATTATATGAACTCTAAAACATCCACAGATCCTAATGTGGTAGCACTATATACTAAGATGGATAAATTGTGTGATGGGCTATCCGATGAGGTAGTATTAAAGGTAACACATGGGGAGCACAGGGTTAAGAGATCGTGGAATAAAAATTTTGATTATGTTGTGGATGTGGGTATCCCTAAAATAAATCCTAATTATATCGGCACCTATGATACTAACCTACATGAGGAGATGCACTTTTTAGATATGCTGATAACCGTTAAGGATGATAAGGATAAGTTACCTAGTAAAATGTTTTCACAGTCTTATAAACCTCTTGTAGAGGCGTTTGATAAGGCTACTCCAGTTATCGGAGATAAGGCTAAAAAGCTCTTTGAGGATTTTGCTAAAGAGTGTGATATAATATATAAAGAGAAACAAGAAGCCTTTGATATACAGCATGAGAAACTTAAGGAGCAGTATAGATCTGGAGTGATTGATTGGAAAAAGTACAACAGCCTTTTTAAGAAGTTGCAAAAAGAGGTTAATGAGGAGGCGGATAATAAGCGTAGAGCTCTCTTTGGAGGCGGAGTATCTGGATTACAGGATATTTACGATGCAGTAAGTAATGGAACTTTTAGAGATACTGGACAGGTTACATACGGTCACGGATCCGCTTATTATACAGATAGGCGTAGGACTAATCCTAATTGCTCAGAGAGTTTAGCTAACTATGCCTCTCTTTGCGTAGGACATCCAGAGCTTATAGATATTTTAGCTGAGGATTATCCAGAGATTGTAACAGCATTGAGAGGATGCGTGGAGGCTATGTTAAAGGAGGTGCCTAAGTAATGGAGGAGAAGAAAATACAGATCATGGATCTTTTATCTTATGCTATCGGTATTCCAGAGATGAAATATTTTAATCTGGATAGTGATGAACTCTTAGATGAAAAGATAGAGGTACTTACTCAGATTAAAGAGGGTAAGACGATAGCAGAGATCCCTAACTTTTATAAAGTGCTGGAGGATTTACCAGAGGATGATATGTGGGATTAACTCACAGGATAGGCTAACAGGTGTAAAAACTTGTTAGCCTCTTTTTTTTCTCTGAAATAAAAATCTAAAGAAACTGAAAAAAGATTACATAGTAAATACATATTTTCTCCAGATATTTACCCTAACTTATGTAGAAACAGTAGGGATATTTTGCAGATAACTTACGAGGGATCAGCATTATATAACTCATTTTAAGGAGGATAACAACTATGGCAGATGTAAACACAAACACAGCTACACAGACACAGGAGCAGGGTAACAGTACCCAGACTAATACCACAGCTAACGCTAACACTACTGGAGCAGGTGCAGATAGCACTCCTAAGGTAAAGACAGAGGAGGAGATCAGAGCAGAACTCGAGAAAAAGTATGAAAAGATGGCAGATAAGCGAGTAACGGATGCTATCAAGAAAAAGGAAAAAGAGTGGGCGGATAAGCAGGCTAAGGAAAAAATGACAGAGGATGAGCGTAGACAGGCGGAGGAGCAGGAACGCTTACAGGCACAGGCTAAGAGAGATCTGGATCTTACTATCAAGGGCTTAAAGCTAGACGTAGTAGATGCAGTACAGGAGATGGGGCTAGATGCTGGCTTTAGAAATCTTATCGCTGTAGAGGACTTAGCAACTATCGCAGATGAGGATGAGCGTAAAGCTAAGCTCACTGAGAGAGTAAAAGGTATGAAAAAGCTCTTTGATGCTGAGGTAGCTAAGGAAGTTGCAAAGGCTAAAGCTGAGTTTCTCAAAGGATCCACTCCAGCTACAGGATCCTCATCTAATAAGAAAGATGAAACTAAGTACGATGCGTACAAAAAGGCTGGAAACGTAAAGGGTATGCTTACAGAAAAGTTAGGGGCATACAGAAACAGAGATGAGGAGTAAACCATCTCCTCAAAAATAAAAATAACTCAAACAGGAGGTAAAAACAATGGCAGAAATGGTTAAAAGATCTGGTTTTTTGGAGAATGAGGTTGTAGACCTTACAGAGGAGATTAAACTTGTATCTCCTACAGATACTCCGCTTACTACTTTGCTTATGGGTAGAGGGCAGGTAGTACCAGCAAATGATATTACAGTAACATGGAGAGAAAAGGAGCTTAACTCTGATAGAGGTACCCTTAAGTTAGAGGGTGCTGAGGCAGGAGATGTTATTACATCTAGCAGAAAAACTCTCTCTAATGTGTGTCAGATCATCGAAAAGGTAACACAGGTATCTGGTACAGCTAGATCCCTCAATCCTAAGGGTATCGGAGATGTATTTAACTCTGAGGTACAGGATCGCTTAGTAGAAACTAAGAGAGATATGGAGTGGTATTTCCTTAACGGTACTAAGGCTCTGGAGAGTGGAGTTACTCCTAGACAGATGAATGGACTTGTAAACCTTGTAGCATCTGGAAACGTGGTAGAAACTAAGGGAGCTCTTACAGAGGAGCACTTCTTAGATGCACTCCAGAAGATGTGGGAAAAGGGAGCACAGGGAGAGTATTTCTCTTTTGTAAATGCAAATGTTAAGCGTATGATTAACGATCTTGCTAAGGCAGGTAATAATGTACGTTTCTTAGGCGATAACGGATCTATGCAGAATGTACTTGGTATCGGAGTACAGAAGATCGTAACAGACTTTGGAGAAATCTCTTTAGTACTTGATCGTTACGCTGATACTAAGACTATCCTTACAGTAGACTTAGCAGAGGTACAGATCGCAGAGCTTAGAGGTACTTTCTATGAAGATCTCCCTAAGGCTGGAGATTATTACAAAGGTCATGTACTTAACGAGAGTACAATCAAGCTCCTTAACAGCTATGCAGGATCTAAGATCTCTATCACAGAGCAGGGCTAAGAAATCTATAAGGAGGTAAGTAGGTATGCCTAGAAAAGCACAGAGCACTCCAGTACAGGAGGAAAAGAAAGAGGCGGTAAATGCTCCAGCCGATGAAAAACAGGAGCAGGAAAAGGGTACAGAGGTTCCTACAGAGGGTGCTGTATCCCCAGAGGTAACTCCAGTACAGGAGGAAAAGAAAGAGGATAAGCCTAAAAAGGTGTATCACTTTACCTCTGAAAATCCTTACTTAACTGTATCCGCTGTAGGCGTGTATTTCAGTGCAGGTAAGGCTAGTACGGATAATTTAGCAGTAGCTAAATATCTGGCTGGATTAGAGGGCGTAGAACTGGTAGAAGATTAAGGAGGAGCCTATGGATAGCTTAGAGAGGTGCAGGATCATCTTAGGGCTATCCGCTGATAATCCTAAGCTAGAGCTGGTAAAGGTGCTCTTAGAGAAGTCTAGGGAGGATATTGAGGCATTTTGCAGAGATACCTTTATAGATGATGAGGGTTTAGATGTATTTCCAGCACAGCTAAAGGGTGTACAGGAGGATCTAGCTATCCAGCGTTTCCGTAAAAGAGGTGCAGAGGGGCAGAACTCCTATACTTTAGCGGATGAGCAGGTGTCTTTTGATGATCCTATCCCAGTAAACGTAGAAAAGAGGCTGTATCCGTATAGGAGGCTTTTTCCACGCACTAACACACTCAGTTAGGAGGCAGGTAGATGCAGTTTATGTATGATAAGCAAGTGGCGGTAAAAAGATACTTATCAACTTTAGGAGAATATAACCGCCCTAATAGAACTCTTGTAGAGGTCGGTACTTATGAGTGCCATACCGCAGAGAGTAGTACTACCACAGCACAGCCCCAGCCACAAAAAAATAACACCACAGATCTTACACTCTACATAGATCCAGAGGCTCCTATTAAGAGAGGAGATATTTTATATATCTATGAGCTGGATGAGTATGATAAGCCTATTATGAGTACAGAGTTTAAGGCTATTGCAGATAAGCCTTATAAAAAGCGTACTCAGCTCATTGTATCGCTCCTTAGTGAGGAGGAGGTGTAGATATGGCAGATCAAAGTGATTTTTCAGTGGATGGCTGGGAGGAGTTTACTGAGGCTTTTGCAAGTGTGATAGATCGCTGGGAAGAAAAAAAGATCATCTTACTCCAGAGAATAGGTAATATCATGGAGGAGGAGATAGCTCCTAAGATCCCAGTAGATACATCTAATCTTGTTAGTAAGTTTTTTGTATCAGTAAATGGGTCTGAGAGTGTACAGTATGCTACTAATGTAGAGTATGCCTTATATGTAAATGACGGTCATGTACAGCACAGGAGATTTTTACCGATAAGGTATCTTAGTGCTGGAGGGAGATCTAAGTATGTAAGAAATGCTAATGCAAAGGGTATCATGCTGAAAGAGCGGTATGTATCTGGTAAGCATTATGTTGAGGATGGCATGGTAACAGCTATACCAAGAATAGAAACGCTTATTATATCCTTTATGGAGCAGATTATGAGAGAGGCGGAGGGAGCAGGCTTATGAGATTGCTTAATAGCGTATGTAAGAGAATAGCGGATGCTTACCCTAATGTGCCTATCAATATTAAGGAAGTACCGCAAGGATTTGAAAGACCAAGTTTTCTAGTAACGAGAGTTACAGATCCTAGAGAGATCAAAAACAGAAATGTTTATGGTGTAAAACCTAATTTTCAGATAGTGTATTTTGGAGAGAGGGATGAGGCTAACCAAGTGTTAGCAGAGCCTTTATATGAGGCGGATAGTAAGCTAGAGGAGCTATTCCTATTAGCTCTGGCTATGCCAGTTATCCCTAAAGATGAGGCTGAGAAAATTAAACAAAGATATGCAAAGATAGAGAGTTACACCTCACAGCTTAAGCTAGATGAGGGAGCTCTCTATTGTAATTTAACCTTAGATTTTACTGATGATATACCTAAAGAGGAGCATCATGAGCCTGTACAGGATATTGATATGAGTATTACTAGGGAATGAGAAAAGGAGGATATAAGATAATGGGATTACCAAGTATTGTAATTGAATTTATCAAAAAGGCTGTACAGAGTATTGCTATTGGATCTGGCGGTATTGTGGGTATCATCCTTAAGGACAGTGTGCATAATGGGGCACTTGTTATTAAGGAGGTAGATGAGATCCCAGCAGATTTTAGCAAGGAAAATAAAGAGTATATTGAGAGAGCTTTTGTGGGAGCCCCTAAAAAAGTTATTGTGTACACACTTCCAAAAGAGGCAGAAAACTATAATGAGGCTACTAAGTATTTTGCTGTAACTACTGTAAATTATCTCGTAGGTGCTCCAGATATTAGCTCTAGTGAGGCTACAGCTCTTGCTACATGGTGTAAGGGTATTAGAAAAAATACTACAAAAAGACCAGTAGTAATTGTGCCTAAAACAGAGGCAGATGCTAAATGTGTAATTAACTTTGAAATCGTAGGAGCTACAGAGGGTGATTGTATCAATGTAGGAGATGAGGTTTACACAGAGGCTCAGTATTGTAGTAGAATTGCAGGATTGATAGCAGGGCTAGACCTTAAGGTATCAGCTACTTATAAGCCCTTGGCAGAGGTCGATAGTATCCCTATTGTAGATAAAGAGGCTGTAGATGAGGCTATTGATGCAGGTAAGCTCACTCTTTACAATGATGGAGAGCGTATTGTAATTGCTAGAGGAGTTACATCTCTTGTAACAGTTACAGAAACTGAAACAGCAGATCTTAAGAAAATTAAGATCTTAGCTATACAGGATCTTATTGAAACAGATATTTATAGCACTATCAATAAGAGTTATGTGGGTAACTACTCTAACTCTTATGATAATAAACAGCTCTTAGTAACAGCTATTCAAGCTTACTTAGGCAAGCTAAGTACAGATGAGGGTGGTAAAGGCTATATTAACTCTGGATATTCAATAGGTATTAGTATAGCTAAGCAGAGAGCTTACTTAGAGGCACAGGGCATTGATACCTCAGATATGGATGAGCAGGCTATTAAGGAGGCTAATACAGGCTCCTATGTAGGATTAGCTGGTAAAGTATCTATCTTAGATGCTCTGGAAGATGTTGATATTACTATCACAAAAGAGTAAGGGAGGTGCTGAAAGATGGTAGAAACTAAACGTATTATGAATGGCACCTTTGGAGAGTGCTGGTTAGATGGAGATTATGTTGGAGAAGTAAAGAAAGCACAGGCTAAAGTAGAGTTTAACAAAGAAAGTGTTAAACAGTGTGGTACATGGGCTGAGGATAATAAGATTACTGGCTATAAAGGTACAGGATCTCTTACTTTACTAAAAGTAAACTCCAGAATGGCTCTAAAGATTGCTGATATGGTTAAAAACAAAAAGGATGTAAGATTTACAGTTATTTCTAAGTTAGCGGATCCAGATGCTTTTGGAGCTGAAAGATGTGCTGTTTATGGAGTATCTTTTGATGATCTTACCCTCTTTGATTGGGAGGCTGGTACAGTAGGAGAGAGTGAGCATCCATTTACTTTTACTACTTACCAGTATCTTGATACAGTTAAGCCTCAGTAATGAGTTGAATATTGAGTAACAAGAGGGAGAAGAGGTTAAAAGATAATCTCATCTCCCTCTTTTTTGAGTTTTAATGGAAATATTATTTTAAGATTTTAAGGAGGATATTATTATGGCAACTACAAAGAAAACAACGGCAGAGGTAGAAGTGGTTGAGGAACAGGAAACAAAGAAAGCCCCACTTAATGTACTGGATACACTTTTAGGATCAGATCTTAATAAGATTGAGCTCCCTAAGAAAAAATTAGAGTTAAAGAGATTATCAGAAATCTATGGAGCTCCTTTTTATGTAATTGTACAGGCGATATCCGCTAGTAAGTGGGAAGAATTACAGGATAGAGCACTTAAGATTGAGGGTAAGGATGTAGATATTGATACAAACTTGCTACAGATCTTTGTAGTGTTAGAGTGTGTATTGGATGAGCATGGAAAACAGCTTTTTAAGAATATGGATGTTGTAAAACATTTTGAGTGTGTTACTCCTAAGGATCTTGTTAAAAAGCTCTTGTTATCTGGAGAAATCATGAGTATCTATACCTTTGTATCAGATCTTAGTGGTTTTGGAGATGGATCTGTTAGTGAAGTAAAAAACTAATAGAAACGGATGGACTTACAAACATGATGTACTATTACTGGGTTAATCATGGTATAAGACCATCCGTTTTTTACTCTATGCCAAGAGGAGAGCTCACAGTAATACAAGCTTTTTATGATAAAGAGCTGGAGGAAAGAGCAGAAATGGAAAAGAAAATGAGTGAAATGTAAAGGAGGTGAGGGCTATGAGAGAGTTTGGTGCTAGGTTATCCCTACAGGATCGAATGAGTGATACTCTGAGGCGGAATATCAGACAACAGAAAGAGTTTACCAGACAAGTAAACAATACTAGAAGATCTGTGCAAAACTTAGGTAATACACAGGCTAGACCAGAGGTAAATGTTAATGATAAAGCTACAGGCAGAGTAGATAGAATTAGACAGGCTTTGAGATCCCTCAGTAGTGAGAGAGCGTTATCAAGAGTAGAGGTACAGGATAGAGCTAGCCAGAATGTAGAAAACATTAAGGCTAAATTAAAGCATCTTATCACTACTTATACTCCTGTCGTTAAGATAAGAGATCTAGCAAGCCAAGGAGTAGCCAAAATTAAAAATACTTTAGGGGGAATAGGCAGAAAAGTAGCTACTCCTGTTATCAAAGTAAAAGATATGGCTACAAGAGGGCTAAATAAGGTAAGGGTAGGACTTTCTACTGTGGGTAGATTAGTTGCTAGCCCTTTTATTAGTATTAGAGATAGAGCTACATCTGGTATTCAGAGAGTAAGAGGAGCTCTTAGGGGTGTAGGATCTACAATAGCTAGACCATTTTTAAGAGTGAGAGATGGGGCTAGTAAGGTTTTATCCTCTGTAGGATCAAAACTTAAGAGTATAGGATCCACAATAGCAAAGGCTACAGTAGCGGTTAAGGATGGAGCTAGTGCTGTTTTAGGTAAAATAGGTGGTATGCTTAAAACCTTAGCTAAAGGTGCTGTAGTAGGAGTTACTGTGGCAGGTGCTGGAGCTATGAAATCTCTTAGTGAGGGAGCTAAGCTACAGCAGAGTACAGGTGGTGTAGAAACACTCTTTAAGGATGATGCAAGTACAGTTATTGAAAATGCTAATAAGGCATTTAAGACAACAGGGCTCTCAGCTAATGAGTACATGGAAAATGTAACCTCATTTAGTGCATCCCTTTTAAGCTCTTTAGGAGGAGATACAAAGAAATCCGCACAGGTAGCTGATATGGCTATGGTAGATATGGCAGATAATGCTAATAAGTTTGGTACAGATATGGGAAGTATTCAAAATGCTTACCAAGGCTTTGCTAAACAGAATTACACGATGTTAGATAACTTAAAGCTGGGTTATGGAGGTACTAAAGAGGAAATGAGCAGGCTATTATCCGATGCTCAGAAACTTACTGGAGTTAAGTACGATATAAATAACTTAAGTGATGTATATAACGCTATTCATGCGGTACAGGAAAACTTAAATGTAACAGGTACAACAGCTAAAGAGGCTAGTATAACATTTAGTGGATCTTTAGCAAGTATGAAAGCCTCATTTAGTAATTTGATGGGGCAATTATCAGTAGGAGATGGTAAAGCGGTAGCTAGAAGTATGGGAGATCTGTTAGATACAGCATCTACCTTTTTGTTTGATAACTTAGTACCTATGGTACAAACGATTTTTTCAAACTTGCCTAAGGCTATTGCTACAGCATCCACAAAGATTACTCCTAAGATTAAAAAGAATATGTTACCTCTTGCTAAGGGTATCTTAAATGGTATCAAAGGAGGCTTAGCATCCTTAGGAGTAGATACAGGATTATTACAAGGTGTGTTAGATCAGCTTAACCCATCTAACTTAAAAATAGGTGGAGGCTTTGGGGATATTTTCGGATCTTTTAAGGATATATTTGCTACTACAATGAATACTATCTTAGCTATATTACCTCCTGTAATTTCAATGGTACAACAGATAGCTCCTGTGGTAGTTTCTATTATTCAAACTATCCTAAACGGAGTAAGCCAGATTATTCCTTATATACAGCCAGTAATCCAAACTATTACAAATATCATAGTAACAGCTATGCCAGTAATTGAAAGTATTATAACAATAGTGGTAAATGCCATTGTAGCACTTATGCCTACATTGAGCTCTATTTTCCAAGTAGTAGGAAATGCTATCTCTAGTGTACTTTCTATGTTAGGAAATCACATGGGATTATTCAAAACTATTGTATCTGTAGCTGTATCAGTAGTTTCTACTGTATGGCAAGCTCTGGCTCCTGTAATTTCAGTAGCTGTAGATTTAATTATTACTGTAGTGGATGGACTTCTTACAGGAATTGAAACGGTATTCAATTTCTTAGCTCCATACATCTCTCAGATCTGGGATAGTATCTGTGGATTTTTCGATAGTGCAAGCTCAACTATTACTACTGTAGTGGAAACATTACAAGAGGTATTTCAAGGCTTGTTTGATGTGGTATCTACTATCTTTAGCGGTATCTCTGATGCTGTTTCTACAGCTATCGGATCGGTTACGGATGTAATCAGTGGTGCGGTGGATGCTATCAGCGGTTTTGTAGATAAAGTTGGTGGAGCAATTGACAAAGCTAAGGAATTTGCTGGATCTGGAGTAGATAAGGTAAAAGGTGCTTTAGGTTTTGCCTATGGTAAGGATCGTGTACCATACGATAACTACCCAGCTATCCTCCATCAAGGAGAGAAAGTCTTAACCAGAAATCAAGCCGATCAGTACGAGAGGCGGATGAGTACCAGAGGAGTACCTAGTAGAGCTATGGGTACTGGAGTAATTGCTAGAGATAATACTTTAATTAACGCACATCAAGGAGAAAGGCTACTTACTAAGCAGGAAGTAAAGCAGAGAAACAGTAAATCAGTAACTGTAGAAAAGCTAGCAGATCAGATTATTGTTAGAGAGGATGCAGATATTGATAAGATTGTAAATAAGCTGGTAAAACGCTTAGAGAAAGTAGAGGGTAATGTGTCTTTTGCATAGGAGGGAGGCAGTAAAAAATGAATTTCTGGTTAAAGCACACAGACAAAGATAAATTTAAGCTACCTGTTACTCCTAGTAGCTTTGAGGTAGCTGTATCACATAAAAATACAGTAGTAAGTATTATACAATTAGGAGAGATAAATCTCTTAGGAAAGACAGGCTTAAAGAGTATTTCTTTAAGCTGTTTTTTTCCAGCACAGGATTATAACTTTAGTAAGGATGATAGAGAGGATCCAGAGTGGTATGTAAATAAACTAGAAAAGTGGAGAAATAGTAATACACTGATCCGTTTTATAATATCTGATGTTATTAACATACAGTGTACTATAGAGAGCTTTTCATGGGGTATGCAAGATGGCACAAAGGATATTTATTATACTATCAATCTAAAAGAGTATCGTAGCATCTCAGCAAAAAAGAGATCTGTAAAGAAAATAAAGGCAACTACCTATAAGGTAAAAAAGAGAGACACTCTTAGTAAAATTGCTAAAAAGTATTACGGATCTAGTGAAAAGAACTACAGAGATAAGATTTATAAAGCAAATAAAAAGATAATTAAAAGCAAAACAAACTTATCTAAAATTAAGGGTAAAAAGATTAAAATACCAGCTATGGAAATTGTAAGTCGGAATTAAGGAGGCGGTAATATGATAGTAAATTATGTAAATCTTACCGCTACTAAGAAAAAGGGAAAGTGGAAAGTAAGTACAGCTATATATAATATCACAGAGTATATAGCCTCTTTAAGCTGGGGAGGATCTAAGGATGAGGTAGCTAGAAAAGTGGAAATTTCAATGCTTAATCCTATCACAGATCCTCATGTTAAAAAGATAACCTTAAAATTAGGTAGTATGTTATATGTGTATGATGATAACGAAGAAGAGATCTTTAGAGGGTACATAGTAGATAGAGAGATGAGTAGTAGTGAAACAGTGAGTTATACAGCCTATGATCTCTTATACTATACCCTTAAAAATAAGGCTACATACAATTTCAAAAAGAAAAAGCCAGAGGATATAACTACTACGGTATGTAAGGATATGAAAATTGCTGTAGGTAGCGTATCCAAAACTGGAAAGAAATATAACATACTTATGAAAGATAAAACCATCTATGAAATTATCATGGCAGGCTATACAAAGGCTAAAAAATCTACTGGTACTGAGTACCACATAATTACAAAGCAGGGTAAGCTCTATGTAACAAAGATGGGGGATGAGTGGTTTAGCTTAGAATTATCGGAGAGCTCAAATATAATCTCTAGTACTGCTAAAGAGAGCCTCTCAGAGGCGGTAAATAAGGTTAATATTTACAATGATAAAGGAAAGCTGATTAAAGTAGTTAAGAATGATGAGAGCATTGTAAAATATGGTATTTTCCAACACACATACACTAAAGAGAAAGACAAAGATCCTGCTAACAGTGCTAAGGCTATGCTTAGAGGCATCACTAGATCAATGGAAATAGAGTGTATAGGATATACAGGATGTATTACAGGAAAGTGTGTAAAAATAAAGGATACTACCACAGGGCATAGTGGAAAATTCTATATCACAGCGGATACTCATACATGGCAGAATGGAATACACACTATGAAATTATCCCTCTCCTTAACAAACAATATGGATACTGTAAGTAGTGATTAGGAGGATAAGTAAGATGGGAAAAAGTGATAAAGATTTTGCTAAGCTCCTTAAACTAATGCAGAGGCAGGGAGAGGCAAATAACCCTAGAGGGCTGGAAATCGGAGTTATGACTAGCTCTAATACATGTAGTATAGGAGATCTGGAGTTAGAGGCGGATGATCTTCTAATAAATGAAACATTACTTAAGCCTGTATTAACAGAGCTGGCTTTTAATATTATCCAGAATAGCGGAGGTACTTCTCATACTTATAGCTGGGTAGATAAGAGTAAGTATTTTAAGCCTCTTAAAAAGGGAGATATGGTAGTGTTACTAAAACTGGAGGATCAAGATATGTATGTTATTTTATGTAAGGTGGTGGATGCTTAATGGGTTTATTACCGTTTTTTACAGATGAAGATGAGGAAAACATGGATCTGGAGGCTCCTGTAGAGATTGCTACCCTTAATGGGGATAACGATGAGCCCTATAGGGAGTATGAGTTAGATCCTATCACAGGTAAGCTAACAGGGCGTATCATAGAGGGTACAGATGCTATAGTAGTGTGGTGTATCCTAACTCTAAAATCTAAGAGATATGAGTATCCTATTTACTCATGGGAGTATGGGGAGGAGTTTTCTAGCATGATTGGTAGCTCCTATGAGCCAGATCTCCTACAGAGTGAGGTTAAAAGAATGTTAGAGGAGTGCTTACTCATAAATGAACACATAGAAGAAATAGCGGATCTGAAAGTAGAGCAGGATGAGGATAAGCTCCATGTAAGTTTTACTCTTATTACAGATCAAGGAGATGCGGAGGTGGAAACAGATGTCTAAGTATGAAGATGGTAACAGTTATGAAGAGATAATGGAGCGTACTCTTGCTAAAGTATCCACTGATGTAGATAAAAGAGAGGGCTCTGTAATCTGGAACGCTATGGCACCTACAAATGAGGAAATAGCTAATATCTTTGTATTGTTAGATGCAATTTATGAAAATGGATTTGCAGATACAGCAGAGAGGGATTATTTAATCCTAAGATGTAAGGAAAGAGGAATTACTCCAGAGCCAGCTACCTATGCTGTGCTAAAAGGAGAGTTTAACATGGAAATCCCTATAGGTAATAGATTTAACTTAGGGGATCTAAATTATGTAGTAACAGCTTTTATAAACAGCTCAGATAATAGATATTATTATCAGCTCAAATGTGAAACAGAGGGCACAGAGGGTAATGTACAGTTTGGAGAGCTTAGTGCTATTGATTTTGTAGATACAAATATGGAGGGATCTATAGTAGAGCTCCTTATCCCAGCAGAGGATGAGGAGGATACAGAAAATCTTAGGCGGAGATACTTAGATAGTTTTAATACTACTCCTTTTGGAGGTAATCAAGATGATTACAAAAATGAGGTAAGTAAGCTAGATGGAGTTGGTGGTGTAAAAATTATTCCTGTATGGAATGGTGGAGGCACTGTTAAACTGATTATCATTAACAGTAATTATGATAAAGCTAGTAGCACCTTAGTATCTACAGTGCAAAACGCTATAGATCCTAGCCCACAAGGTACAGGTGCAGGCTTAGCTCCTATAGGGCATACAGTAACAGTAGAGAGCTGTAAAGAGCGAAATATAACCATAAACTTTAAATGTACCTTTGAGGATGGATATAGTTGGAATACAGTACAAAGTGAGGTTGAAACAGCTTTAGAGGAATATCTGTTAGAGCTTAGAAAAAACTGGGCTAACTCCTCAGCCTCTATAGTGAGAATTTCACAAATTGAAAATCGTACTCTAAATATTGATGGGATCATTGATGTGCAGGGTACCACAATAAATAATTCAAGTGAAAATCTTACACTTAAGTTTGAGGAGATCCCTATATTAGGGGGTGTAAGTAATGCTTAGTGAGGATTATGTAGTAGAACTTTTAAAAAAGCTACCTGTATATCACAGGAGGATATATGAATATCAACAGATAGCGGGAGCACAGGAGCCAGAGTTACAGTTATTGCTTATGGCTATAGATGCTGTGCTAGATGATTGGTTTGTATATACAGCTACAGAAACTGGTATAGCTAGAATGGAAAAGATAGCAGGTATTACTCCAGATGCAAGTATTGATTTGGAAACTAGGAGATACAGGTTATTAGCAAAAATGACAGAGAAAATCCCTTATACAGATGAAACTTTAGAACAAAGGTTAGGGGCTCTGGCAGGCGATGATAATTACTCTATAGTGAGGGATTATATCAATTATAAAATACAAGTAAATACCACAGTTACAGATAGAGGATCTTTTGATGAGATATGTAATGCTCTTGTAAAAATGATCCCCTGTAACCTTATTTTAGAGGTACTCAATACTATCACAGAGAGTAAAGAAACCTCTATTTTTTATGGTATCTGTGTGAGTACAGCTATGGGATATATGATTACACATGATGTAAAGCTAGATGATAGCTTAAAAATGGATCTTAACAGTGCTGTAGGATTGAGTGAGGCTAGCTCTTATAGAGTTACTCACGATCTTAAAGAAACAGGTACCTCTAAACTAGGCATTTATGAGGGAATGGGAGTAGGAGTAGCAGAAAGCAAAACTATTACACATGATAATACCTTTGCAGAAACCTTAAGTGGTAATTCTACTGTAGCTTTCCCTGTTACCACAGCTACAGTAATTACAATAAATCAAACAGAAAAGGAGTGATATAAAATGGGAACTTTTAAGAGTGCGGTAATCACAAAAAAAGGACAGGCTTTAATGGCTAAGGTTGTATCTGGAGCTACTAAGCTCACGTTTACAAAAATAGCAGTATCTGAGGCTACTAACTTAGGATCAGATCTTGCTAGTTTAACAGGTATCGGTACAATTAAGCAGAGCCAGCCTATAGCATCTGTAATAAGACAGAATGATACTTATGTAAAAGTAGGAGCTAGCTTTTCAAATGAGGGCTTATCTACTGGATACTATGTTAGAAATATTGGATTGTATGCTACAGATCCACAGGAGGGAGAAATCCTTTATAGTATCTCAGTAGCAGATGAGAGCTCTAAAACAGCGGATTGGATGCCTCCATTTAATAACATTGGATCGTCTAGCTTAATTGTGGACTTAGTAACGGCGGTATCTAATGCCTCTAATGTTACAGTATCAGTAGATCCTAGTGCTGTAGCTACAGTAACACAGCTTAAAACATTACAGGCTGAGGTAGATGATGTTAAGAGCTTTGTAGGGTATGAGAGCTCAGATGTATACGGTGTAGAGATTGATTTTCTTAATAAACGATTTACCAGAATTGCAGGAGCAGAAAATCTTACCTCTGGAGCTGATTTTGATAAATTAACTCCGTGGGGAGGTAGAAAAAGATGTATCTTAGCGGATGATGGTACAGTACTTGCCTACAGAGGAGAAACAGGATACACAGAGGCAGGAGCTACTACACAGGAAATCATTAAAACGGTAGACGGTGCAGAGAAAACTTATGCAGTAGGTACTAAAGTACAGGTAATGGTGGAACAGCCTATATTTTATGTTAAGGCTGTTCCAGTAAGCTCTAAGAACGCTACAAGCGGTAAGGGTAAGCAGTATACTAAGGGTAGATTTTATATTAGCCCTACACCTAAGGTAGGATTTACAGCTCCTAGAGCCTTTTACGATAACCACGGTATCGTACAGGATAAGATCTATCTCTCAGTGTTTGAGGGCTGTATTTATGATACAGATGCTAAAAAGTATCTTACAGCGGATGAGCAGGTAACTGATTTTGCTACAGATATGCTCTCATCTATTGCAGGAGTTAAGCCAGCCAGTGGGCTTACTCAGAAACTTACTAGAGCAAATGTGAGAAAGCTCTGTAATAACAGAGGCACAGGCTGGGAAAGTCATAGTATTTTTGCTATGGCGGTTACAGAGTGGCTCTTTATGATTGAGTACGCTAGTTTAGATGCTCAGCGTAAAGTAGGTAGAGGCGTTTGTGATTTTGTGGATGATAACACTAACATGGCTGTAAATACGGGAGGTACAAGCTCCTTAGGTAATGGATCTGGCATTGATCCGACTGGGGAAAATGGTAAGTGTTCAGTGTCTTACCGTGGGGAGGAAAACCTCTGGGGAAATATCTGTACTTTCTTGGATAAGGTAAATATCTTAGCTAAAAGACAAAATGAGGTATTTGTGCATGAGATCGGAGCTACAGTAGCAGATGATACTACCACAGGATACAAGAGCTTAGGCTATCAGTTGAGCCATAGTAACGGTTATCAGAGTGCTTTTGGAATTGATCCAGATCATCCAGAGTTACTTATCCCTACAGAGGCTAGTGGATCGGATGTATTCACAGGTAACTATGTAGGGCAGAACTACGCCTACGGGGGTTTCTCCATTGCTACATTTGGCTCAGTCTGGTATTCTAGCTCTGAGTGCGGTTTCTCACTACGTGCTGATGTTGACTCTAATTTTCGGTTTCGTATGCACGGCGGTCGCTTGCTGTATGTGCCTCAAACAAAGGTTGCATAATTTAATAATGATAAATGGAGTGCTAGAGAGGAGCTGGATAAGATCTGGCTCCTTTTTGGTGCTCATTTAATTCCTACAAAGGATGGCTAAAACATTGTGATAACTTTAGGCTATACCAGAAATATGTAGAGCCTAATGTAGAATATATGCACAATTATTACATTAAGGAGGTAAAAGGTAATGCAGAAATTTGTAAACGTAAGAACTACAGCGGAGAGCGTAAAGCCTCTTGAAATCGATGACTACCATGTATATGTAAATACAGGTATCAAAGAGATCCATGAGGAGGCTAAAGATGGAGATCTTAGCTCTGGGTTTGATGGGTTTGAAATTGAAACACAGGAGATCTATGAGAAAGATGAGTACATCCAGCTCATGGCAGAGAAAAACAGCTCATTAGAAGAGCAGGCTACAGATTTACAGTTAGCCTTAGCAGATGTGTATGAGCAGATGTTAGGGTTATCAGCTAACTAAGAGGGAGGAGAAAGATTATGGCACAGGTTTACGCTACTTTGATCCGCAAAGGGTTAAGGACTATTGATAATATACCTAAGGCTCTCAGAAAAGAGGTACAGAAAATCTTAAGCGGAGATAATGAGTAATATGTTACTCAATATTATCTTAAAAACAATACTCAGAAAGGAGGTAAAGGCTATGGCAGTAATTTACGCTACACTTATTGTAAAGGGTAAAAAGACGATCAATGATGTACCTATGGTAATCAGAGAGCAGGTTAAGCAGATCCTCATTGATCTTGATTTACCAGAGCTTGCAGAATAAGCCACAGGGAGAGCTAAGTGCTCTCCTTTTTATTATGGCGGAAAGGAGGATCTTATGGTTATGGCTACAGATGCAGATATTAACATCGAGCACAGACTTACCGAAGTGGAACAGCGAGCAAAGAGCAACACTAACAGGCTTAATGAGCACGATGAGATACTCAAAAGTAATAGTGAGATGATCGGAGCGATAAAGGAGCTGGCTACTGAGGTTAAGTATATGCGTGGAGATCTGAATGAAACCATTGAGAGGCTTAACAAGCTGGAGAGTAAGGATGGAGATAAGTGGGAAAAATTCAAGTGGCTCATTGTGGCAGGGCTTGTAACAATTATCTTAGGATACTTAGCGGTTTCTGTAGGGTTAAAGTAAGGAGGGGATCCAGTTTATCTCTTTACCTCATTTTGAGGTATCGTAGCAACTATTAACAAACTCACAAGGAGGTACAATATGAATTTAAAAGTTAGAGTAAAAAATCCTGTATTCTGGGTACAGATTATACTTAGTATTTTAACTCCTGTGCTTGCGTATGCAGGACTTACAGCACAGGATCTTACCACATGGAGTAAGGTAGGAGAGCTCATTGTAGGAGCTGTCTCTAATCCTTATGTGCTCTCTTTAGTAGTTGTATCAGTTTGGAATACTCTAAACGATCCGACTACAAAGGGATTAGGCGATAGTGCCAGAGCAAAGAGCTATACAGCTCCACAGTAAATATAATTATCAGACAGACAGGGAGAGCCTCTATTGGCTCTCCTTTTTATACGGTTAAATAGGAGGTAAAAATTATGACAGAGAAAGAACTTAGATCAAGCGTTGTTAATGTGGCTAAGGGATGGTTAGGCTGTAAAGAGAGTGACGGATCCCATAAAAAGATTATTGATACTTATAATGCTTGTAAGCCACTCCCTAGAAGTTACGCTGTAAAATATACAGATTCGTGGTGTGCTACTTTTGTATCCGCTGTGGCTATTAAGGCAAGGCTTACAGATATTATCCCTAGAGAGTGTAGCTGTAATCAGTTTATCCAGCGTGCTAAGCATATGGGTATCTGGGTAGAAAATGATGCTTATACTCCATCCGCTGGAGATATGATCCTTTATGATTGGCAGGATAATGGAATTGGAGATAATACTGGTAGTGCGGATCACATCGGAATTGTGGTATCCGTATCTGGTAGCACAATTAAAGTTATCGAGGGGAATAAAAATAATGCCGTAGGCTATAGAAATATTGCGGTAAATGGTAAATATATCAGAGGATTTGTTACTCCTAAATATGCTAGCAAAGCTACTAAAGAAGAAACAAAAGAGAAAATCAGAAAGCATACTACTAAAAAATCCTATGCTGTAGGAGATACTGTAACTTATAGGGGAAATGTGCATTATCCAAACGCTGGAAAAAATGCTACAGGAAAAACCTGTAAAGGCGGTAAAGCAAAGATCACTCAGATCTCAAAAGGATCCACTCATCCTTACCATTTAGTAGCTGTAAAGGGTAGCGGTGCTACCGTTTATGGTTGGGTAAATGCAGGAACATTTAACTAAGTTACTCCTTAAAATTATAATATATTCCTTTGAGGGCTATCAGTGTAAAAGCTGGTAGCCCTCATTTTTTCAGTTGTAATAATTATATAAGGGCTGTATAATTATATAAACTATGCAGGATCAAACAGGAGGAAACAGGATGGCACACAGGAAATTAAGGGCTGTATTTTATGCTAGAGTATCTACAGAGGAAGAAATGCAGGTAAACGCTTTAGCAAAACAGATAGAGGAAAATAAGGATGCTATAAAATCTAAGGGCTGGATTTTAGTAGATCAGTATATAGA